CCACACAGGTAATGACTGCGGTGCCACCAAGAATACCCCGCACGACACCCGATTGAGACACCGTTGCAATCGCGGGGTTCGTACTTGCCCACGTGAGCGTCCGACCCGTTGGTGACAATACATTGCCTGCCGTATCACGTAACGTGATTTGAACCGTGACGTTTTGGTTGACGCGAACCGCACTATCAGGAACAAACAATGTAACTGTCTGAACGGGAACAATTGTCACTGTGACATTCAACGTTGCTGCCTTGCCACCGGCTGACGCTGAAATGGTGGTCGTACCCGCACCAACCGCAGTAATCAGTCCCTTGTCGGATACCGTAGCAACCAAGGGATTGCTACTCTGCCATAGTACTGCATAGGTCGTGAGATCACGGTTCTGTGAATCTTTGACAACCGCAGTAGCTTGGGTAGTTTGTCCGACATAGAACGGGGACGGAATATCCGCTTGGATACCAACGGCATATACCGTGGGATCAATGACGAATAACGTTGCCGTATTGAATTGATTTCCAACTGCGGCACCAATCAACGTTTGTCCCTTGGATTTTGCCGTCACGATACCGTTATCGTTCACCGTTGCGACAAGAATATTGCTGGAAGTCCATGAAATCTTTTCCCCAAGCATCAGTCCACCCCGTTGATCACGGACATTCGCAATCATTTGGAGGGTGTTTCCCTGTTCCAACTGTGCGGCTTTCGGAGTCACTTCCACCGAAGTCACCACGGGAACAAATGGACTGACGGGCTCACTGCAACCTGTTAGGACCAGCAGCATTACTAGAATTAGTAATAACTTTTTCATAATTAGTCTCCTTACCGCTTGTACGCACCCACACCAACATACCAAATCGGTTTGTCATCCACAAAGGCCGCACGATATTCCCGTTGGATGAATAACAGATCAAAATCGAACTTCGATAATCCCAACTGCTCCCGCAACTTAGTTTCTGCGTATGTCTTTGCGCTGTCCATGTTGGGATGTACGCCGACAGTTGGTGTTCCAATCATGAGAAACCCACGTTCACGAATGTCTAATTGTACCTTTCCTGTGACATAACCGGTGAAGTCTTCTGGCACGGATTGTGCGTGACCAGCTACGGCATATGAGAATACGAACATAAGTGTCAATAAAAACTTTTTCATAGAATACTCCTTATAATAATTTGTATTGTCTAGCCCATTTTCTAACCGCATTGTCACTAACGCCAAATTTTTTGCCTATTTGTAACCACGGTTCACTTTTTATAAGTAATGCCAATTCTTTTTTTGATGGTCGTTCTACTTTTCGGTTAGACAAATTCGAGCACTCTATTGAACAATACTGTCGATCTTTTTCTTTGGTTCTAAACATTATTTTGCATTGTTGACATTTGATGTCGTATACCATCGGGGGTGTTCTGTACTCTGTATATGCTTCGTTAAATTTGTGTATGTCTTTGGGTAATTCCACAAGATTAGCTTCTACCTCTCGGTGACAATTTGCGCACAATAGGACACATTTTTTTAGTTCTTCTACAATTTTTTCCCACGATCTAGGATTTGCACGAATGCTTCCAAAACTTATTTCTTTTTTACTAGGATCAATGTGGTGTAATTCTAGTGCAGTATTACATCTATTATAACCACACAAATTACATTTACCACCCATAGATTCAATAATTCGTGCTTTTGTTCTAATACGCCAGTCTTTTACTTTCTGAGATGACATAATAAAAAAACTCATAGTTAATGGTTGGCCTCTAACTATAAGTATTAGGGTTAACATAAAAAAGTTAACTCCCAGAGTAGGATTCGAACCTACGATGTGTTTCCACGGAAGATTAACAGTCTTCTGCCTTAACCGCTAGGCTATCTGGGAATTCATACTATACTATTCCTGTTTTCTGCGTTTGAATAGACCATATAACATCCCGATGAACGGAATTAAAAATGTGCCAATAATCCATTGAAAATGTTCGTTGATGAACATTTGAATTTGTTTTGGTTTTGTTATGGTAACATTAATTTGTTTACTGTATGTTTGTATGTTATAGGCTGTATTATCTGGACTAAAGTATGCCATAATGGACAGGTGTAATGTTTTGGGCCCCGATTCGGTTGGAGTAACTTCCCACAACCACGATGTTTCCCTCAATCCAGATATTAACTGTATGGCCGGTGATATTTCGGTTATTTCGAATCCTTGTCCGGTCAAATATGCTCCCATCGTATTGGCAATTCGTATCGTATCTTGTGTTTGCTCGTTAGTAATCGTTGGAACAGAAATGTGTTCTGGATATAATGTTACTTTGATCAAGCGGGATTGTTTATACACTAACGTATCTGGGCTATCGAACACAACGTTTCCGCCACGCAGGGATTGTAATAAATAATCAACCGGATTAAGACTTGGCGTTGATTCGGAGTCGTCTCCGGTATAAGCAAGTGAGGGTATACCCGCTTTCGGCGGTTCTACTTCACTGCGTTCAAATGCGGTACTGCGTGCAACTCTATTGGATTGTTTTTGACGAATAGATCCAACACGGGGCGGAGTATTCGTACCGACCGCGCCCGAACCGACAGACCCTCTATCACGGGGCGCTTGTTCTGGTGATATTTCCTCAAAGCAGATGTCTAACGTGCAGGAAGATGGTGCGGGTTCAACCAGCGAAGGCTTGGGTGAACATGCATTTGCAAGTAAAAGTAAAATACAATTAATATGTATAATGTATTTCATATGGTTCTCGACATATGTCGTATATTCATGCCAAGAGACAGAATCGAACTGCCGACACAGCGCTCTTCAGGCGCTTGCTCTACCAACTGAGCTATCTTGGCTCCTCATCTATCTGATCAGAATTTCTAGTTTGATGCCACAAATCCACGATGACGGCGATAATGATAACTAACGCCGACAATCCTATGAGTTTGAGGACAAAATTGTATAACTCCATAACCACTCCTACAAGTTTTCGGTAATATTCTTGACTGCCTTATAGTTTTCGTACATCACTTGCATTTGATAACCGATATACAATTCATCTGCCAACCACTGCAAGATCATGTCAATATCGTCTTGCGTGGGACTCCCTTCGGACAATCTGTTCCACGTGTCTTCCAACTTATGAACATGACTGTCAATCGTTTCCATGCGATTCTCGAACACTTGGCGGGAACGTTTGGATCGCTCCAATTTTTCCCACCCAATTTCCAGATCGGTGGCGTTGGCACGTGCGGATTCTCTGATGTCTTCTAAATCCATGATTGTCTCCAGAAAGAGAAGTGGACCGGGTGGGAATCGAACCCACAAATGAGCCTTGCAAAGGCCCCAGTTTCCCGTTAGCTTACCGGCCCAAAAAAACGTGGTGGCTGCAACAAGAGTGTTCCTGTGCAGCCACCGATGTTGACGTTTTAGTTTACTGCATCACGCTCGGTTGTTCGAGCGTAATCGTGGCCGAAGAATCCGTGGTGGGAACAACCAACGTATCGGTTGTCGCGGTGGAGTCGGCAGCGGGAACCGCCTCTTCCTTGGTGCCACATGCAACGAGCGTCATCATCAAACCTGCAACAAGCATAACCTTCTTCATACGTAACTCCTTGTAGAGTGAAAACCGTGATATCCGTTCGGAGTATCACATTGGCTCTCTAGGACTCGAACCTAGATTCGCAGATCCAAAGTCTGCTGTCCTGCCATTGGACGAAGAGCCATACCGCGTAGGAGAATCGAACTCCTATTACCTGAGTGAAAGTCAGGCTTCCTGACCATTAGAAGAACGCGGCAATTACTCTTTACTTCTTACTCTTTGGGGCGTCTGCCATAAACTTGTCGAGATTGTATCCAAGACTATAACCGACTTCTGTGAGTGACTTCTTGCCAATATAGTCCCGAATCTTCCATCCCTTGTCAAGGTGATCCTTGAAGCACATCTTGTCATTATAAATAAAACTGAAGACGATCAAGGGAATCCACGCCAAGAAGAAGATTCCGGTTACAACCAAAATACCACCGATGATTGCGGCATTCTTCCAATCTTGCCGGAACAACGTTGGGAAGAATCCGAAAAACAAAACCGTCCATGAATAACCAACGGGAAGTTGCTTTATTTGTCCCGTAACGGGATTGAGAACAACTATATTACCGTGTGCCATATAACTCTCCTATAAGGGTAAGATACTACAGAGCGGGTAGAGGGAGTCGAACCCTCGTCATCAGATTGGAAATCTGAGGTAATAGCCGTTATACGACACCCGCATCTCCGTGAATAATAATAGGATGGAACAACTTTGTCAACCCTATTCCAAAACTACCGTATAAGATGCAGCCCGAAATATTCCCGCCGCTTTTTCTAATTCCACCAATTGATCTGCTCCCCCATCACGGACGGCAATAATAAGGGATTCTACATTATGGGCCTGTACCAGTTGTGTCCCATAAAAATGTGCGGCCCCATCGTTGATTACTCCGCTCAAAATGGACGGGAGGACTTGTCCATAATGTGCCAACGACTGACACGCACCATGTGGAATTTCGTTCTGACGTAACTTTTCCACTGCCTCTGTCAACGTATCTGCGATTTGTGCAAAGATGTCTGCGACTTGTTGCTTTCGCTCGGGATCATTCAGTGCGGATTGTGCAGTCTTTGCGGCGGTAATCATGCTGAACAACGCGGTGGCCGCATCCAGTAGTACGGCGATAATGGCTACTGACATATATAGTCCTTTGGGGGGTTAATCATCTCAATATTCGTGAGTTTTTACATTCAAATTTCATAATATTAAATCTGATGGATCATTCTTGTATATCCGATACGAATCATCGTCAAAGTGTTCGGTACTGACCTCAAATACAACCGAACTAGACGCCAACGCTTCAAGTTGGTGTGGTAACCCTCGCTGTATGACTACCGAATCACCAGTGACAAGCTCTTTAGTGTGCAGCTGGGCGGTTTCGGTGTCAATCCAGTTAAACCTGAATCTCCCCGATTGGATATACCATGTTTCTTTTTTCTTCATGTGATAATGCATGGAAAACTTGTTTCCAATTTTAGTAAATACCAATAATTTACCACAATAATCTGCGTCGTTGTGAATCCACAACTCATATCCCCAAGATTTTTCTATTCTCTTGGGAGCATGAACTATAACTGAATCGAGACTCACGGGTTCTTTCCGTTGTTTCGGTCAGGACATGACTTTGGCATTTGTCCCGGCGGGAGACTGTAATCACAAATAATTGGTGTTGGAACAAACACCGTATCCGTCACACGAACGACGAGCGTATCCACGCGATGCTTGTGCACAATTATAGTGTCATACTTGGTGACAATCTTCGGAACGTATAGCGTATCGGTTTTGACAACAACTTTAGTGACGACAACGGTATCAACCGTTGTAATAGTCTTAACCAACGTATCAACGCGAAGAATGTTAACCTTGACAGTATCCACACGAACAACGGGCACCTTTACGGTATCCACGCGAGTAACGATGACTGTATCGACCTTGGTGTTCGGCGTTGGATGGTGAGTTGGGCCTGTGGTGTCATCTTCACACGCACCCACAAAAAGAATTAAACTAAATAATGTTAAAAATCCAAACAACTTTTTCATAACCAACTCCTGTTAAAGTAAACCTACAGCGGAAGCGGAGGGACTTGAACCCCCATATCCTTTCGGATGACGGATTAGTAGGCCGTTGCAATACCATTCTGCGCACGCTTCCTTCCTTTTATGATGTTTTATTTGTTACAGTCGCGTATAACTTCTCAAACTCCTGATGTGAGGCAACTTCGTCCGCAAAGTTTTGTTTGTGATAGGTCTTTGCCAATTTACGAAACACCTTTTTATTGAGATTTAGTTCTTCGCAAATGTCCCCAATCACATTCTTTTGTAAATCCCGTTCTGCTTCTACACGGGTCATGGACGTACTCATATCTTTTAATGCGGCTTCTAGTTTTAGTAATTCGTTTGGTGTGAGATTCATAGTGATTCCTTGTTATTGTTAAACGCCCTGAAAAAGATTCGAACTTTTACTAGCAGTTCCGAAGACTGCTGTGCTCTCCGTTACACCATCAAGGCAAAACCCGACTATTTCAGGGGTACCTGAAAATATATATCAATTTGTGTTGTTTGTCAAGGTATTATTTAATTAGATTATAACATTATACGTGAACCAATCAACAGATAGTTGAGTGGTTTACCTGAGGCGGGGATCATAACCCGATGTGCAGCAGTCATGCCAAAACGTCTGGTGAGTTTGTAGTCCCACGATGAACCGATCATGGCACCAACCGATGAACTGGTGGTCAATCCTGTCTGTGGGCTATACGAAAGTGGAGAACCGATGACAAATATCTGTGGTGATACGCTAATTCGATCATCCACTTTGATTGGAGACAACATGAGAAACGCAACCGCAGATGTTGCGAAAACGGTATTGTACCCGTGTTTGGTGATTTCCAACGTACTACCTTTGGTGTACACGTAGTCATTGGTGTAACGCTCAATATAGTTTACGACCTCGGCGCTATCAGATACGAGAATGGTTTCACTTTCAGGAATGAACACACTGATTGCCCCCACATTTACACCATAGACGCCAATCTTGGGGTTGGGTTTGACCCATGTATATCCTACCATCTGTATCAAAATACCTTTGGAATATACGCTGGTACTTGAATACGAAGAGACGCTGTTTAGTTTTCCTTTCTGAAAATTCATTTTGGTGTACGACAATGATAACGCACCTTGATCCAACGAGGTAAATATCATTGCTGTTGCGCCGTAACTCTTGTCGCCAATCAACGATGTTTGTGACACACCCATCGTAAAAATTTGAGTGATTCCCCCTTCTGGCGTTTGTCCGGTGGTCAAATCAGACGCAACCATGATCGGATTGACACGCCCTTGGGTTTTTTTCTTGTCATCCTTTTTTTCGTCCTTCTTTTCCTCTTTCTTTTCAGACTTTTCGTCAGATTTATTTTCTGACGATGACTCTGATTTCGATTCTGACGAGGTTTCCGAACTACTAGAGGAAGGTGTTGATTCGGATGAACTACTTGAACTTGGTGTGGGCGTGCTACTACTGGATGGTGCGGGGACGGATGCAGCCGCACCGCTTGCTGCAGCTCCAGCCGCAGAACTTGCGGCACTACTTGCCGCAGATGATGCTGCTTGTGCAGCGGCCTGTGTTGCGACCTGAGTGACCACGGGGTTGTCAACTACCGGACATGGTGTGGTAGCGGTGATCAAATTGATCCACGCTTGTAGTTCTCCGGCGGCCGCCTGTTCGGCAGTAAACACCTTGGATTGATTCCTGTACATGACGACCACACCGACACCATTCAATGGAAACGTTGCGGTTTGTACGGTCTTCGTACAGGGATCAATCCATGTTTGTACAACAGTTTGTGCGTGAACTTCGGTGCTGTATGCTAATAACGTAAAGATACATACAACCAATAGCTTATATATACTTTTCATGTAAATTGTTTACTCGTTGGGGAATATATTCTTTTTGATCATTCGAACAATGATTTTTGCAGTTGCATCCTCCAACGCCTTTTTTGTGGTGGTCCCGATGGTACTTTGATTGAACTTAACTTCACTAAAATTATCATCGTTCATCAAGGTCAGTTCACGCACGGTCTTTGCCTCGCCAAGACCTGACCCCGTGAAATAGGCTCCGGTTTCTGCGTCCACAAATTTGATCTGTAGACCAAGGCGGGTTACCACGGTGTTCTTGACCCCATCCTTCAGGTTTATCGTTTCATCTTCCGACACCGAAAAATCATATACTTCGGCATATACAAAATATCGTGCTAATTTGATCTTGCCACGGCCATCGAGTTTGTTTTCGGTAAACCCGGACTGTGATGCCTGAAACTGCTTGACCATGCGGTTTTTGATTTCGGTCTTGTCTTCGGTAAACGTAAACCGATTGGTTTCTTCCATGTACTCCACGATGATATTGGTAACACCAAGTCCTACGCGATTGTCCTTAAGTTCGGGATATAGCGCAAAGACTTCCTCATTAATTCCAACATTCAATAATTGAATTGGAATTTGCTCCCCATCATAATTCATCAGCGAATCGATATTGATTTTTTGTTCGAATGACGCTCGATATTCTTCGGTTTTTGTTTTACCTACTTGCGCTGACAAAATTGTTGGAAATAACAGTAATCCGAGTAATAGCTTTTTCATTGTTTATTCGTCTGAATCGGAATTGGTTAAGGTGAACTCTGCTTGTTCTGCTTTCTTAACCGATGTTGGTGAAAATTGTTCCAATCCAGAAATACCGAATGATCCCAATGAAATCATCATGAATGAGTTATACACAAATTCATGAATTTCCAATGTTATTCCAAAAACGCCCGTTACGATATCAACAAGTGAGTATATCGTCATGATGGCAAACGAAAGAAACCCGATAATTGTCTTTTCGTTATAATCGTTGTTATCCTTGAAGATTTGTGAAAAACGTGATAGAAAACCTTCTTGAATTTTCTTGGTACTCATGTTAATCTCCTAATGTATTAGAAAGTAGTTACTTATTTTCTTTGTCTACCACTTTGGTTCTGCTTTTGTCCAATCATCCTTTTTCTTTGGTGCAGGAGCAGGAGTGGCTGATCCACCCCCCGATCCACCCGCCTTGACGTTATTTTCCAAGTTGATAACAACTGGGGCCGGTGCGGTTGCAGCCGGTGGGGGTGTCGTATCGTCACTCATAAAGTTTTTTGCTACGATACCTGTAATAGCGGTAATAAGGATACTGATCAATCCAATGATTGCATTACGTAATCCGCCGGAACCACCTGAATTTTCTTCTGACATATGTGTTCTCCTAATGTTGAATGATTACTGCAACCTTTAACAACCGACCAGTATTGTCCATGAGTACCAAGTCGTATGCTCCGTTTGGAATATTGGAGTAATCTAATGGAATGGTCATGGTACTGGAGGTTGCGGTAAATCCATAATTGTGTAGAATGGTACCATCAATGTGTGTCAATTGTAGGCTATACGCTGCTCCAGAGGTCAATGATAATGTGACCGAATATGGGCCTGACGTAATCGGCGATGACACGCTATTGATGTTCATGGTTGTTGATGGGATTCCCAAGTCAACTGTTGGTTGTTTGGGGGTCATGGGGCTATCCGATGAACATCCAATGGTGATTACAAGTAACGAGTAGGCTATAAATTTTTTCATGGGGTTCCAAAGTAGTTTGCACCAATTAACTTGATGACAGTAGTGTTAAAGTTAATGCCAACTTGATGACCCTTTTCGTTTGTTGCATCCATTGTCGGGTAAATCTGAACTGATGTACTTAAATCTACCCCCGATTGTACTGGTGAAAAATATAATTTAAACGGAACCAGTTCGGTACCACGTAAGACGTTCTTTAGATCACGATCAACTGCACCAAACCGAATTACGCCGTCTGCGCTCGTGTTGACAAATGATATCCAACTTGGCGTATTTACTTCTATTTTCTCAAATTTTACTTTAGTTACATCGTATTTGATTTCGAATTGTAATCCGGTAAGATATACGTTCTTTGTATCAACAGTAAAAGGAATGGTGATGTTGTCGTTCGTCACTACAACGTTTTTGAGGGTAACATCAATACTACTTTCTCCCGGCACCACAAAATCACCCATTACAATACTTGCGGCCGGTTGTTGGTCTGTGACCAGTGACGAGTGTGAAAGATTTACGTCACCTTTCAACACATACTTTAGAATTATATTCTGGTCCGTGGTTGTTGTTTTTAGTTGTACGTGATATGGGTTGGCGTATGACTTCCACGTGGTAAATCCAAGAGTGTCATATGTCTCTCCACGTAAGGTGGGAATGCTGACGTAGCAGCCTTCTCCGCACTCCACCGGCGGTCTGACGATGGTATCCAATCCGACTACTGCGTTAAACAGCTTTTGTACGTCACCACCATCAAATTGACCATTGTTATTGACATCGGCTGCCCAGTATTTAATACCCTTGTCAATGTTTTCGTTCTTGTAGGTTTGATCAAGATTTTGTGTGATGAACTCTTGAACTGCGGTAGTATAGTCGGATATTGTGACTGATGATCGGCTTAATGCAGCCACACTATCTGCTGGAATCATTAACCGCAATCGATACCACGAATTTTGTTGAAGTTGTTGTGCAAATCCAAATGATCCGTTTCCACCCACGCCAGTATTCGCTACTTCGGTGGGTGATACTGCGGTATCCGTCACCGATAACCGCATCATTGACTGTAGGTTTGTGGAAACATTGGTACCGTGCTTGACTTGACCAGACACAAGATTGTTGGAGCCGGGGGCGAGTTCAATCCACACGCCCTTTGGTCCCACATTTTGCGTGTTTGTCATGGTGTTGCCCACGGCATCATATCCAACACCAAAGTTCATGTACACAGAGTCATACGGGAACCCTGCCGTGGTGTTTGTGATTTTAAATCGTAGTTTAATATAGGTTGCTTGTTCGAGGTTGGCAGAATTGGCAACGTTTACCATGATTCTATTGATAGCATGATAGGGAACCGTGGTCGCATTGCAGGTATACGAAGCTTGCATCCAGTTCGTATATCCATTTGTTGTGGTATTTTGTGTGGTTCTGTTGAATTTACAATTTGGATAATAGTTGTTGACCGTATTAAACGATGCGTTTGCGGGAATGCCGGGACCGCGATCAATACTGATAAGTTGGATTGCGTCTTTTTGATGTTGAAAATCAAAGTATACGGAACGAATATTGGTAAAGTTGGGATTGAGTTTGACTTCCATTTCTACCGTATCGTTTTTTGCAATTGCACCTCCATGAATATCGGTTGTAACGACATTACTCCCCCACCAAAGGGCGGCTTGCGCTTCTGCTTTTACTGGTAAGAGTAAAAGTAACGCAATAAGAATTTTTTTCATATCACTCCGTTAGTTTGTTAATGAGGCTCCCACACGCTTTTTTGAGGGCGTTGGAAAGACTGGTTTGGTTGAATTTACCACCTTCATCAATTAGCAAGGTAGACATAGAAATTTCAGAAGAACTTTCTTCTACAACCACGGGTTTCCCCTTCTTACCATTAACAACCATTGTTCCACGCAACCGAATAACCACTGTTTCTGCGTTTGAATGGAACACGGAAATGTTTCGTTTTGTTGTTAGTGCATCCAAAAAAATGATTTCGACTTGCAATCGGTTTGGAGATGATGGATCAAGTGTGTATTCTTTTTCGGACAAAAATTCTTCCAGAATGTTCTTGACCCCAAATTCCAATCCGCGATTTCCTGCTACGGGACCAATCTGAACTAGATTGGTCACTTTTTCAACTGATATTGTGTTATCTTGTGCACGTGCGGGTGTAACCATTACCAGTGTTATGCACACTAGGGCAATAAAAAGGTTCCTCATAAAATCTCCGATAGTAACGTAGACTTTACTAGAACCTTACTTTTTGCTATCAGTAATCAATTTTATGCAAGAACTGAATGGAATTCCTTGAAGTGCTTGATGCGGTCTGGAAGTCCGATGGTACCACCGTTGACTTTCTTGGTGATTGCGGTGACATCTACATCGGTTGCGCCCTTGTCGGCCAGAGCGTTCAATCCACGAGAGTTCCAGAACCATGCTGCGGAGAGAAGTGGATATTTTGTTGCTACCAAATCGGGGGTGTCCACGATGCTTTCAGGAACAACCTTGTCAAATGCTACGTAGTTGTCCTTACCCGTTAATTGGATATATCCCCGACCACGATACTTGAATCCTTCGCCCGAAGCTTCTGGCCCGTTGCCCATCCGACCACCATAGACTAAGTTGGCAATCTTTTCGGGTTTCCGTGCATATTCATTTGCCTTTGCTTCGGTAGGGAAATATTTCTTAAAAATACTCAACAATCCTTGTGCGCCATAGTTCAAATTTTCGTTGACTGCCTTGAAGTTTCCACTTTCATGACCACATTGTGCAAGGAAGTGTGCAAGGCGAAGGGGGGTGTTGATTTGGAACTTTTCCATGACGCCGGGAATTTGAGCGATAACTGCATCTGGTACGTGTCCCTTCAACTTATTGATATCCATGATCCTCTCCAATTAGTTAGCGATTAAAACGAAACCCACTAATTTTTGTAACGCTATCTAATGAAACTCGGTGCAGTTCAAACGATGCACTTCTTTGCGAGACGTTCGGAAACACATATGCTTCAGTGGTGTTGGAAAACTGTAACACTTTCCAACAATGTGTGGGAATCGCAACCCGTTTAATCTTTCCAGCATCTCCAACGCATCCCGCACGAATATGAACGGAGTCTTTTTCAAGAGCCAATGCCCGTGTTCTGTCCTCCAACATCTTCCATTGACCACGATTCAGACCGGGGTATTGTGGCGCCATATTGGTAAAGTAGAAACTTTCATCCATGTCGGATTGGTTGCAACGTGCGTCTGCTGCGGGAGAAATATGCCCTCTGTCAAATCCCGATCCCTTGTAATCGTCATCGATGTTACTTGCATCCGGTATTTTGGGGTCAGGAAGAAACTTGTCACCACGTTTTGCGCCGACACTGCACGTTAATTCACGTTTCGTGGTAGACCATTCAACCAACACGGGATATCGCTTACTGACCGAAAATACTGTCGTATAGTTGTGATGTACTATCCGTACCGTATCCTGTGCGAATATGAATGATGGTGAGAGAATTAGTATCAGCCACGTTAACAGTACCGCGGGCTTCCTATAATTCATATTAATCTCTATGGGGGTATAATAAAAAATAGGTTTCGTTCGTGTAGACACAAAACCTATCTCGTATATAAGTAGTGTTTTTGTTTCGTTTTCGTTCACATAATATTATCGTTAAAAAATCGTCCCTCCTTGATTCGAACAAGGCGCCTCAGTCTTATCAGGACTGCGCTCTAACCAAATGAGCTAAGGGACGTATGGGAGCAGAAGGACTCGAACCTCCGAAGCCGTGAGGCGGTTGATTTACAGTCAACAGCAATTGCCGCTATGCGATACTCCCTAACTATTACTTTTTTTTGTCCACAGATAATCAAGAATGAAGTACCACACACCATTAATACATGGTTCAATCAATGCATCTGCTGCAGCCAATCCCCAATCCGCACCAGTGATCAGGGTATTAGAGGTCATCGCAATTATGATGTGACCGATGGTGTAAATAATGGTACGCACAATTCGCGCATCATTTCCTACACTAAAAATTTGTTTAACGACTCTAAACACACCGTGTGTAAATTCTGTGATCATATAAACCCCTGAGTAGCGGGGGCGGGACTCGAACCCGCGACCCGCGGAACCACAATCCGCTGCTCTGCCAACTGAGCTATGTCAGCAACTACAACTTTAGTTTCTTACCGATTTTCTTCATTTCCTTACCTGCACGTTTACCTGTATTTTCTATTGCCTTACCCGTGTCTTTGGCGGTATCTACTACATTATTTACCGTCTTTTCAGTTTCTTTTGCCACGGTGTTTGCGGTATCAACCACGACAGTTTGCACAGGTTTTGTATCCACACTTACCGATGCATCCACATCCACACCCATTAGTAGAGCCAGTTCACCATCCACACCCACGGTGGCAACACCATTATCCATAGTGGCACCACCACCAACTTCGGCACCCACTTGCGCACCAACAGATACTCCTGCTCCTGCTTGCGCTCCGTTACCATGTTCATCATAGGTGCTATTGGATACTCCCACTCCAACAGATGCTCCTGCTATGGCACCAGCATGCCCTTCGGCGCCATCCATTCCAACTTGACCGCTGGCACCCACATAAGCTTTGGCTTCTGCTCCTGCGGTTACTTGTGTGGTGTTGGTTACACCACCATATTGTACTGAATTGGATGCACCCACTTCAGTTGATGCTCCCACTTCTGCGTGTGTGTCCACGGTGGCGTTTCTACCATCCCATCCAGCTGAAGTTGTTGCTTCGGCATGAACTTCTGCGTCAGCATGAGCTTCTTGGGAGATGGTGACATCACCAACTTGATTGGAGTTTTCTACACCAACGTGAACTTCTGCTCCTGCTTCCACACCTGCACTAACTGATGTGTTGGTGACTTCCGTACCCGCGGATGCTCCTACTGATGCTCCAGCATTTTCGTTTCCTACCGACTTGTTTACTTCTGTCATGATGATTCTCCGTCTGGTGATGTTTTATTTCCTGTGTGGAACCAGTAATCCACAACCTTTCCGAAATTACCAATCAAGGCACCAAACAGAAGAAGTAGAAGTTCTTTCCATTCACCTTGTAAACTCACTCCATTAAACATGGCAACGCTGATGGAATGAATGGTCAACAAAAAACTTAACACGATAACAATACTTAAAACTATTCTGTGGCGTGTTTCTGTAAGAATTTTCATATAAACCCCCTGAATAGCGGGGGCGGGACTCGAACCCGCGACCTCCGCATTATGAGTGCGGCGCTCTGACCGGCTGAGCTACCCTGCCGTAATTTAAAATCCCCGATATGCAGCAATGGAAACAATTTTGTCATTCTCAACAACAATGACATCAATAACAGAAATGGATTTACCGTCAAGCAATACGATTATTTCGTTAAAATGCTTTCCGTCCTGTGATTGCGAGTGGCTTTTTGTCAAAATATTTACATTGGTAAACGAATTGAATAATTCTTCATTTGCCTCCAACACTTCTTTTTTACCCAAGTAAATTTTTTCTCCCCACTCCCACAATACTACGGCGTCATCATATAGTTCTGATAACGTTGTTAGATTTTTTTGAGAAAATGCTTCAAAATATTTTTTAATAGTTTCTGGCATCACGTATCCCTTGAAAATGTTCAGAGCGGGAGATGGGATTTGAACCCACGACAACTTGCTTGGCAAGCAAGTACTCTACCCCTGAGCTACTCCCGCAAGTATTATATCAATTTCCATTCCACATTACGTTCGTCGTTGTACGCGTCATATTCCATTTCAATTTTATTTTTCTTGAATCCGGCCTTGATTGCCTGTCCGAAATAGACGAACAGATATTTCCATCCTAGTTCCCGCGCCTGATGTACGTGGACGGCTTCGTGGCCGATGATGTCGGGATTTCGACGAAGTGCGTCACCAATCTTTCGTTTGAGCCGCACGGTTCGCTTAGATAACGTGATCCCACCGACTCCATTCAACAACCACAACCACCACACCTCGTCCTTCAGCGTGAATTGAAACGTTTCTCCAAGATAGGTTGCTTCCACTTTCCACTTGGCCATATAACTCTCCTATTCTTCGTGCGCAACGTCTAGTTGTACGAATCCCAAATCAATATTTAAATATCCCTGCGCCTTGAGTTTTGCTTGAATGATATCAGCTGCGAGGGGGACGATAATCTTTTCTAGGTTGGTGACAAGGGTTTCTTCGATGTCCTCACAGATTTTCATGTCACGATCTGTACGGGACAAGGTTTCTGCCCACCCGGCCAACGGCCAAACAATGCAGTGCATCATCTCATGAATTGCGGTAGAAACAATATCGTTATACCCCAGCCCCTTCAAGTCGTTCAGGTTAATTCGAATAACGGCTTCTTTGTATTCGGGCGATGCTTCACAATCTGCGGTGTCACGCATCCTAGTGGAATATCGAACAATCAGTTTCCAATCTTGAAGGCCAAGAAGTGGTTGCATGATTTGAACGGTTTTGGCAAATAACACTTTTTTGGTGATACGCTTTTTCCGCGGCATGACAATCTCCTTGAAAGGTAAATGCGCTCGGAGGGACTCGAACCCCCACTCCAGAGGAACTGCATCCTAAGTGCAGCGCGGCTGCCGTTACGCCACGAGCGCATAATTTAGTCTAATGGTTCTATTGCATCTAAAAACTTTTCAATACGCGTTTGTACTTCTGGAGAACTTTGTTGTGCAATATGTATCAAGTACATTTCTATTTGCCATGCACGTTGAAACAGTTGTCTATTATACCGTTGTATCTTATTGATATGTCGGTATATAATATATAGGGCACCGACAACACCAATACCCATAAATACCCATAATCCAGAAAATGTCATATAACTCCTTTGTTCGAACATCCTATATATAGTAGGTACCCCGCGTCTTTTTGTCAAGTTCTATAATTTTATTATTTGTTAAATATTATATATTGTGTGGGGTTGACTTTTTTGAGCTCATGTGATACTATATATGGACATTCCAAATGGGAGCGAATATGAGTGTGCTGTTAGTTGGTGATTTACACGGCGAAATATTCTGGTTCCGCCAAGCATATCAACGTGCGGTGGACGAGGGCGCATCCGCAATTATTCAGGTCGGTGACTTTGGACTGATGCGTGAAAACGAGCACCAGTTCCGAGAGGTCGCTACAGACTTTGACCTTCCGTTTTATTTCATTGACGGAAATCACGATGATTGTGAGCGATGGTCAAACTACGAACACGTTGTGGCGGTGTTTCGTTCACACAACCTGTTTTACGTACCCCGTGGAACACTTCTTGAAGTCGATAACCGCAAATTCCTGTGTGTTGGGGGTGCCGCAAGTATTGACAAGGAAATCCGGCTTCGGAACGGATGGCACTGGACACCGAAGGAAAATATCAGTGATGAACTTGTCGAGAATGTTCTTGCGAAAATGGAGGGTGTAACAGTCGATGCGATGATTACACATGCGCCGCCATTGTCTATCGCGGATCGATTCTTTGACAGCATTGAAAAGATCAAGTTTGGTGTTGGATTGAATTGGTTTGATCCCAACATGAAACGTATTGAACATATTTGGAACAAGTTGAACAAACCTCAATTATATTGTGGGCACATGCATCGTGTACTGGACGAGAACGGATGTCGAATTATTAACATCAACGAATTCCTTTTGATTTAGGAGAATAGTATGGCATCAAATATTGACGGATATGTTGTATACATTAAACTAACCGTTATGGGTGAAACGCCCGAAGACGCTTTGGAATACGCAAATAGTGCGATTGATAACTCCGATCTGTTGGATCAGGACGGCGTGATCGGCATTGAAGTCGTCGATGACGTTGACACCATTGAACTAGTTGAGGATGATTATGCAAATACCGATTTGGATGACGACGAATATTAAGTTTATCAAGTATGGACTCATTTCTGTTGTTGTAGTGTTTTTGTTGTATCAAGTGGGAACTCGTACCTTTACGAAAATTAACCAGTATAATACGGTCAAGGCAGACACCATTTGTCCGTCCTTGCTCAGTATTGGTCGGTCAGCCCGCGATACGCTGATCGTGATGAAGGCAGAACCCGTGTGCAACAAATACGTTCTTGACCGATTGAGGTAATTGGGATATCGTTAACTATTTATATTTGTAGTATTATTACGGAGATACTCATGTTAACGAAAAACTGCAATCCCATATATATAAGTTTGGTTTTTTTAATGGGTGGTGTTGTCGGGTTGTTAACGTGTGGCGCAGACATGACCCATCATGGTTTTACAATAGCAATCGCCACCGGAGTATTTTATTTAACATTGATTGCGTCGAAAAAGTCTTCGAATAAGGGTTCTTAAAACACCTCCTTATTCCTAGAGCCCTGTATGATTCTAGATGTGACTAATTCATCAAGCGAGTTTAATTCCGCTCTTTTTGCAGCGATATCAGGATTACTTATCGGTGCAGCTATTCGGTTAGGAAACAAATTCTTTGATAAAAACAAAGATGAGTTAGAAGAACACGTTACTTTGCGTAAAGAGCTCCGTGAGGAGCTTGATACAGTTAAAGAAGAACTTCAACTACTGCGGCAACAAGTAGATGAATGGCGGGAAAAATATTATCATCAAGTTGAGTTGACCACTCAATTGAAGATGGACATTCTTAAACTTAATGATCAACTGGATGAATATAAACGTATTTCTGGTATTCATCCCGATACAAAGCACAATGGATGGTTTGAGACGCCAACGGATGAATGAGTCCGTAGTCTACACCGTTACGGTGTTGGATGTCATGGGTGATCCTATACTGGGTCAACGCCGGACGCCTGCTATTTTTACCACCGCCGCGGCAGCGTTTCACGCCGTCCGTAACAACGAGGGTGATTTAGCGGACAACAATTTATATCAATACGCCGTTATTGAACGAACGTATCTTGATCAGGTTCGTCCACAACTACAAGTAGATACCGCTAAGTGGTGGTTTAAATATAACACGGTATTAGAAGAATTTGAACCATGTAGTGCTTCATCGGTTCCCCCACGAATTGCTCGATTAACTGGTTTTGGGATTGGATGACCCTTGACAAAAACGAATTCGTGATATATACTGAATCATCCAATAACAACAGGTTGTCTTATGACGATTCTTGAAATAATGTTAATTTTAGTGGGTGTATTGAATGTATTATTCATGGCACTCATGATTCCTCTCATCAAAGACATGGTTACCATCAAACTCTTGATGACGCAAATCCACTCTGCTACTGCAGCAATTGCCTCTCGTACCACTAATCAAGAATTAATGATTTCTAAATTAGGCAATTCCTTTTCTGAATTCGTTGACATGGTGACCAACATGATTGACCGCGTTGACATGATTGCGGGATCGGGTCGCATATATCGGACTACAGACGGACGATTCTCAGGTACGTCAGTTCAGGAGTTGATGGACAAGATTAAGGAAGCTGGCGAAGAAAATGAATATATCTCGAAAGAAGATATGATCAACGACATGGATAGTCTCCGTAAGATGTTCGAACAACGAAACGAAGACGAAGACGAGGAACCAGAGGACTATGACACTCAACGATAAGCAATTGAAGGCATTGATTCGTAGAATTCAAAAAGAAGCTGGTACCGCCCCATCATCCAACAAGAAAACTACATATAAGGATGATACGGTGGTACGAAGTGAAGAACCAGAAGATGATTCTGCGTTTCGGGAAATGAAGAAACTCCCGTACTCGGAATAGTGTAGTACCAAAATTAGTCGCGACGACTTTCACAATATAGGGTTATTTTAAATACATCATCACGGTGTAGTAGTCGTATTGTGTCCAAACGAATATCCTATAAAAGAAAAAGAAGCAAAAAGAAAAGGAAAACGTTATGACGCTGGAAACGTTTGGTACCGGTTGGCGTGATAAGTTTGAGAAACGCTTAGAAAGTTTAAAAAAAATATTTCCGGAATTGCGTATAGAACGCATAGAGCGTTTCAGCGGAATGCTACGTATTAGCGTTTCTGCGCTCGACCCCGATATTGATTATATTGCGAAATGTGTTATCTATAAGATTGAACGTGATTCAGCGAAAACGTGTGAAATGTGTGGTAAGACGGGTCTACGGCGTCTCCACGATGAAGTGCTAACCGTAGAGCAATGTTTATGTACGCTGTGTTATGCAACTGAACTAGATCGGATTTTAACACAGCATTCCAATTAATTCTTTTTAAGAGGTTATTATGTTTTACGATAAGGACGATGTACAGCCCGCAGTGTCCGCCGCAACGCAGTTGTTTGGTGCCGTTGCTCAATACCACCCTACACCTTTTACCTATCTCGCTATTGAGACGCCTAAATACGGTAAGATCTGGTATGGAGATGTTTCCTCAGATACCCCGATTCGGGAAAAGTGCGAAAGTCTCGCAAAGACGCTTGGGGAACCCATTACCGCGCTCGACATGGGAACGAATTATCCACTATTTAATACCACCCCTTGACAAAGTAACCCCATCATATTATTATTATAGTGTTCAGATGAGCGAGGGCATCAGAACACCAACCTATCCACCCCCGCAAGTTAACTTAACAAAGAGGTTATGTATGGCAAAGAAGAACTACACTCGTCGGTTCACTGTTAAGACCTACTCCAATGAGGAGTTTGATCGTACCGCTAACCGGATGCGGAGCTGGCTGAGTGGCCTTGCTCGTCGCCGGTCAAATGGTACCGTGACCGCAGATGACGTTCACACCTATCTTGACCGCGAGGGCGTTCGTCCCCAGCAGGTTCGGACTCGGTTGAGCTTCATCAACTCCGTCCTTCGTGAGCCCAACTTCGAGTACGCCGGTGAGACTCCTTCGAGTCGCCCAGCCGCTCGTGGTCGGATGATCACCGAGTGGACGATTGCGTAATCTGATCGTTTTTTAAACAATCGGAATACGTATACAGATAGAAATGGGGACTCAGCTCCCCATTTCTATTTTGTATTTCCTTAACCAACATTGTATATGATTACCAGAGAACAACTAGAGCAAGAAGTATTGCGACTTAAACATGAATTGTCGGTCACGATTCCACAGGAAATTAAGAACGCTGTGGAGTTGGGCGACCTGCGGGAAAATTCAGAATATTCTGCTGCATTGGAAAAACAACATTTTGTTGGAGTACGATTGGAGCAGATGATGAATCGACTTCGTGCGTACCAAGATATTGATACGTCCAAGATTCCACGAGACAGGGTGGGTATTGGGTCAGTAGTCAAGGTGCGAAACCTACGGACGGATAAGATCGAATATTTTAAAGTTGTTATGCACGACATTCAGGATGACGCAGATGAGAAGATTGTCGAAGTCACCATGAATTCCCCGATTGGTAAAACGCTCATGGGGTGTCAGCAAAAAGACGAGGTAACAGTACATCTTCCAACGAGTACGGTTAGTTATCGTGTTCTTCAAATTACTACTATACACGATTTATAAAACCCCTTGACTTTTTAAACCCATATATTTATATTTAGAATCCCTACGCAGGAGAATGGTTATGAGTGACACGGAAAAACGATATGTGACTGTAGATTTTGGCCCATCAACGTTGATTTTTTTGACGATCACGTTGTTGTCCGTACTCAAGGTCATGGGATATATTCAGGCACCGTGGTATCTGATTTTATCGCCGGTGTTCGTAGTTGTTGTACTTGCAGTTGGTATCATTCTGTATACATTTGTAAAACTGTTGAAGAACTACTTTTTTAATTAGGAGTCGCACATGAGTATCATTACATGGATTCTGGCCATTATCGCAGTGGTTGCTATGGTAACGTTTATCGTTAAATCACAAACGACAGTTACCCCAGCTCCGTCAAACCTTGGTGAAGGTGGTGGTGATTCGGGTAAGGGTGTGTACACCGACCCCAACGAAACTCCAACCAAGTCGAAGAGACAACCAAAACTTTAATCTAACGGGCGCGCCCGGTTTCGACAGGGAACAAAAAATAGCATGTTGCGTGTAGGGATTGACACTATTCCCCATTAGTGTTAACTTAATAAACGCCAACGAAACTTTGGCCCTAGCCGCGTAATACGCGCTAGTCCTACTACATGAATCTTACGGCGTGTAACTAGGATCGACAGTAAGGTATGGGTGTTCGGAGGGTTACGAACGGACATCGGCATCAGTAACTAGGTAATACTAAGTTGGTTATCATATCTTATTATTATTGAAATACGAAACGATAACTACACACGTAGACGCATCTGTGAGTATGTTGCTCTGCACGAGGGTTCGACTCCCTCCGCGTTCACTTATATTTCCCGTCAGGTCCATACTATTTATAGTAGGTACCTAAACGGAGAATATTATGAAAGTTCAATTAATTTGTAGTTTTTGCGGAAACCCTTTTCAAAAAGAAAAAAGTGAATACAATAGACGAATAAGATTGGGTTCATCTAACTTCTTTTGTTCATCTGCATGTGCAGGAAAAGTTGTTGGTGGTTGGGATAAAGTACGTAAAGTTGCAGAAAAAAATAATACTCTGTACGATATATCAAAACATTCAAGTAATAAAAAAGACGAATATAGTTTATTTCGGCCTCATTTTAGAAGAATAAAACGTAGAAAACATGAACACAATGTCACGCTGGATGATTTAAAAGAACAATGGAACATACAATCGGGAAAATGTGCTTATTCAAAAGTTCAATTAATATCAACAAATTTGGATGTAAAGCACAACATTTCACCAATATATTTAGCGTCATTAGATAGAATAGATTCGAATAAGGGATATGTTAAGGGAAATATACAATGGATCAGTGCGGCAATGAATCATGCTAAAAATTCAATGTCTCACGAAGAAACTTTAAAATTGTGTGAAATACTAAAAGATGTGTAATGACACATATATGCAAAACCCTCTCAAGGACAGGTTATGATCAATCTGATTAACGCAATTTACGATCACGCAACAGAGCAGATGGAGGAGATTGATGAAACTATTCAAGCGTATAATGACAAGATTATTGCGCTCCGAAGAGAACGAGACGCCATCGCTGCACTCTACGATGTTGCAAAACAATATCGGGAAGACGCTGGATCACGTTATGTTCCAGTATTGGGTCAACGAAGTGCAGTCTACAACGTCCCTCGACCAGCTACTCTCAATGCTCCCCTTGTTAATCAACTTAGAGAAATCCGTCAAGGTAGGGCAACCAGTGAAGGATCTATACCCACAACTGCGGCTGCTGCAGTTGCTGAAAATCAAAGTGTACAATCATCTAATTTATCTCATCACATTTTCTAAGTGAGGATTTATGCGGAAACGCGGAACACGTTCATTGACACAATCTCAGGCAAATAAAGTTCGTGGTCAGCAGTATCTTGGATGTGACAAGTGTGGGGACGATGTGTTGGTTGGACAGGATGTTGGCGTAGTGATTTGCGATTGGTGCGTTCAGGGCATGGTACCACCGCCCGTACAACCCGTGGTAAAGCCAAAGTCCGACAAGCCACGTGGCTGGCATTTTAAAAAGTATTTTGAACATGATGGGGTGGTCTATTCACATGGTGAGGTTGTCACCGATAGTAAGGTGATTGCCGAACTTAAAAAGGAGAACAAGCCGGAAAAGAAGGTTGTGCGAAAGACCAAGACCAAGACCGCTAAGAAACGAGGGCGTAAACATGCTCGTTCTACCACGTAAGTCCGCAAAAATTTGGGACAAGTTCATCAGAGAAAACAGAACCTTAGTATATCGGTACATGGTGCGACAGATCATTAAGGGTATTCAAAACAATGACAGTATTGTGGAATTGTTTGAATTCGAAGGTAGTGATGTCAGAGCATGGGTACCCAAAGCAAATTACCTACAGACACTACAAGAAGCATTGCGGGTATTTATCGAAGCAGAAGCATACGAAGATGCAGCAAGAGTAGCAGAATTAATTAATACACATTATATCGATCAAATTATTAAAGATACATCTACGGAGTGACTATGGAGTTTGAAACAACCCGATGCGTTGTTCTCAATGCCACATATGAGCCGCTCTCCGTGGTACCTTCCAAAAGAGCGTTATTGTTAGTGCTGGAGGGAAAGGCGACAGTCGTCGAAGAACATCCCTTTCTCGTTGTGCGATCCATTCGACAAGCGTTTAAAGTACCAGTGATGGTGGCGCTAAAAGCATTTGTACGAGGACGAAAAGTATTTCATACCAAAGCCGCCCTAACGCAGCGGAACCTCTTTATTCGTGACAATCATACCTGTCAGTACTGCGGTCGGCACAAGTCCGATTTCCGCAGCCATGAATTCTTGACCCGTGATCATGTGATCCCTGAATGTCGTGGGGGTACAACCACGTGGGAGAATTTGGTGACGGCATGTTCGTCATGTAACAATAAGAAAGCAGATTTTGATTTGGAAAAAGTCAATATGCGGTTATTGAAGAAACCTGCAGTTCCAACATTATTCGAACTCTGGATGAAACACGCACAACGGCGCATGTCACAACATTCACCACACGACCTAAAGGTTATTTATGTTTAATATCGAACAAACCGAAGAAAAGATTCAGCAAGATTACAACAAGTTAATGGAGTATCTCCAAGCCGATCCTCGTTGGGAACAGCTGGAACCATTGTACGCCGTGTTACAGGATGAGCTGATGACCGCTCCAGCGTCCGGGAAGGTACACTTTCACAACGCCTTCCCCGGCGGATATCTGGATCACGTGCTTCGTGTCACCGATACCGCATTGAAGATCGCTGGCTTGTACAAGCAGATGGAAGGTGACATCAATTTCACCAAACAAGAGGTGATCTTCGCCGCATTGCATCACGACCTTGGCAAGCTGGGCAATCCGGATGAAGGCCCCTATTATGTGGAGCAGGATTCTGATTGGCACAGGAAGCGTGGTGAACTGTATCGTCACAATGACAATCTTCAATACATGAAGGCTCCTGAACGTGGATTATTCATGCTTCAAAAACATGGCGTTCAGATCACGCAAAATGAATGGTTAGCGATCAAGCTCTCTGACGGGCTATATGACGAAGGTAGTAAAGCATATCTGGTGAATTACGCCCCATATGCGATGAAAACCAATTTACCGTATATTATTCACTGGGCTGACCACATTTCCAGCCGGGTTGAAAACGACAAGACGCGGTTCTCAATCTGATAATTTTTTGATCAAAACATATATTTATATTAGGGATGTCCTTTGGGAGTCCCTACTTACGTCACTCATGGTGAGGACGTTTACATACAATAAGGAGAAATCTTATGACTCGTAAGTGGGTAGCGCACTCTGTGCCAGCAACGGTTTTAGCAAAGGAATACGAATTCAACAAAGACAATTGGGTTACATCGTTTGATAAGTTCTTTGATGACGCATTCCGTGGAAGTTTTCCAGACTTTCACAAGACGTTTGGAATCGATCCCTTCAGCAAGGCAGCATATCCGAAGGTAAATGTGATTTCACACGATGATCAAATTGAAATTCAAGCCGAAATCGCCGGGTATACCAAGGATGATATTTCGGTTGAGGTCGAGGAGGATATCCTCAGTATTGTAGGAAAGGCATCACAAGCAACTGAGCAAACTGATAAATCTGTTTATCTGCTTCGTGAATTGAAGCGTAGCGCATTTAGTCGCTCATTTAGACTCAGTGACAACTTGGATGCCGAAAAGATCGACGCCACTTTCAAGGACGGGCTCTTAACACTAGTGATTCCACGAAAGACCAAGGTAGAGATCTCGAAGGTCAGCAAGGTTACAATCAAGTAGTTCAACCATTTACAACGGAGGATATTATGATGTGTAGTTGTGGATGTGTTTATTGCACTTGTGGTTGTGGAAACGTAACTTCTAACTACTAAGGGGGTGATCCTTAACAGTTACGTTCCACGCTAACTCAATCACATGGAGAAAAATACGCGACTGAGGGAGCCAGCTTCTTCAGTCGCGTTTTTACCTTATATGAAGAAATTTGTTTCACTGATCACATTGACATCATTGACCGCATTGTTCGTCGCCATGTGTGCTGCAGTATTTTCGGTGACGGGTATTGCGACATTGTTTGCTGGTGCGGCATTGAGTGCAGCAGTCATGGCAGCAGCACTTGAATTAGGAAAAATCGTCAGCATCTCGTTTTTATATCAGTATTGGGAAAAAATCCCACGAACGTTGAAGGGATATTTAACCGTTGCTAGTGTAGTCTTAATGTTGATTACGTCTGCTGGTATTTACGGATATCTTTCTGCTGCATATGCAAAGGTTGCCGCGACACCATTACAATTGACGGCAGATATTAAAGCAACCGAAGGTCGTATCCAAACCGTAGAACAAGACATTGACCGGAAGAATCAACGATTAAACCAGTTAATTGAACTCCGTTCACAGCAAGAAACACGATTGGATGCGTTGGTTTCCAAAAGTACCACAGGAAACAATACGACCATTCGTTCCGCACAAAATTCATTGAATCAAGCAGATAGAAATGTTACAACGTTACAAAACGAAATTACTCAATTATCCAAAGTTCGTGATAGTTTAAATACAATAAGTATTCAAAAAAACGTTGATATCGAAACAAATGGTGATATCGGAACGTTTGTGTATATCGCAAAGGTTTTTAACGTATCACTTGACACGGTGGTAAAATGGTTTACATTGATTATTGTGTTGGTATTTGACCCACTTGCTGTAGCGTTGGTGATCGCAGTAAATTTCTTGTTAAAGCAGGGTAAGTCGAACGAAAACGATGTTACGGAAAAAAAGCAAATCGAAGAATTGTTTGATCACACAACGGCTGACAACAAAGAACCATACGAGGTATATGTCGCAGAAGTACCAAAACAAGAACCAGCCACAGAAACGATAGAACAACCCCCAACGCAACCAGAAACCAAACCACAGGTGTCAGATACTCCACCGATGGGAAATGATCCACAATACTTCTTGCGGGGAGATTTTGATTGGAGTAAAAGAGATACGTGGGAAAATTATCGACCAGCAGTAAATTACTATAATAACTACATAGCTCCACGGCAGTAACCCCCTTGACAAATACCCTATAACGTATTATATTTAAACATCTTCCGCAAGTAGGTTTTTATGCCTCATAACGTTGGTTATTGTTGTATAAACGTCGAACTCGGTAAACAAAAAATTACCACGGGCCGGGGAATGATCCAACGGACGTTCAGAGAAAAAGGTTTGAGCTACGCATCCGAACTTGCTCTCAAGAACACCGAAGACCTTATCAAGATCATTCAATGGAACGCTGACCATGACATCAACGTGTTTCGTATGGGATCGGGCATCTTCCCGTGGGGTACAGAATACAATCCGACAAGTCTCAAAGACTATTTTCAGATTGTCAGTAATTTGGAAAAGGCTGGTAATCTAGCGTATAAGACAGGTCAACGTATTACGTGTCATCCCGATCATTTTGTGAAATTGGCGTCCCTGAAAGAGCCAGTGATCCTGAACTCCCTCAAAGACCTTGAACTCCATTCACTTGTCTTTGACTATATGGGACTGAGTACGACCCCGTACAACGCAATCAACATTCATGTAGGGATGAACTACTCCGAAGAAACCGCAGACCGATGGTTAAAAAATTTCGCACGACTGTCAGAAACTTGTCGTAACCGCATGACTGTCGAGAATGACGATAAAGCGTCTGGGTTTTCTGTGGTTCAATTGTTTACACACATTTATAGTGCAGTCGGTATTCCAATTACGTTTGATTATTTCCATCATCAGTTTCATACCGATGGATTGAGTACCCAAGACGCAGCAGAATTGGCCGCAGGAACATGGCCCGAAAGTATCACCCCGTTATTTCATTATAGTGAATCAAAAAATCTAAACGAAGGTGTGAAGGGGAACCCCCGAGCCCACGCAGATTATGTGTATACGAAGATTGATGATTTTGGTTTATTCCTAGACATTGACTTGGAAGCAAAAGCAAAAGAACAAGCCCTCTTTACCTATAGGTCACTTTTATGATCAGTTTCGCGGTTACGACACACGATGAAGGTCAATATATCCAGACCCTATTAGATCAATTAGTTCCGTATTGTGCGGAATCGGGTGATGAAATTGTGGTGGTGGATGACCATTCTACGGATGAGCTGACAGTATCGTTGTTAAACACCTATTCAGCAGACAATACGATTCGACTGTTTCATCATGAATTGAACGGCGATTTCGCTGGTCATAAGAACTACTTGACAGAACAATGTCTTGGCGATTATATTTTCCAGATAGACGCTGATGAAACCCTACATCCCAATCTATTGGCGTATCTCCATGACATTGTGGACAACAATCAAAATGTGGATTTGTTCATTCTCCCTCGCGTCAATCTCGTCGATGGACTGACCAACGAAGACATTAAACGCTGGGGATGGCAGGTGAACGAAAAGGGGTGGGTCATGTTCCCCGATTACCAAACACGGTTGTATCGTAATCATGTGGACATTCGTTGGGAAGGAAAGGTTCATGAACGAATTGTGGGAGCAAAAGTCACTGCACCACTTCCCGACGAAGAAGAATGGGCAATTATTCATATAAAAGACATTGAACGTCAAAGGTTGCAAAATGAATTTTATAGTACAATCCAACGGTAAGACCGCGTTAACCTACGATGATGTGCAGCTGGTTCCTGCATACTCAGAAATCGAATCACGGCAAAACATCAGTCTTCATACCAAGTTGTCACAACGATATGAATTGTCGATTCCACTAATTGCAAGTCCAATGGACACGGTGTGTGAAAGTGACATGGCAATAGCAATGGCAGACTTGGGCGGGGTGGGATGTATTCATCGATTTATGACGATTGAACGCCAAGCGGAAGAAGTTGAAAAGGTTCATGATCATATTTACGGTGATGGTTTTGGAAGTTTGTCCGCCAAACGCGAGTACACCGTTCCGATCATGGCAGCAATAGGAGCAAACGGTGACTATCTTGAACGGGCTCAAGAACTCGTCAAAAACGGCGCCAACGTTATTTTGATTGATGTTGCACACGGATATCACAAGTTTGTAATGGACGCAATTCGTGAGTTGAAGAAACAACTTCCGTCCCATGTTGATGTGATTGCGGGAAATGTCGCAACAGGAGACGCGGTATACAATCTCCAAGTCGCAGGGGCAGATGCAATTCGGGTTGGGATTGGCGGTGGGTCACTCTGCACGACCAGAGTCAAGACAGGATTTGGCGTTCCCAACGTGACTTCACTACAGGAATGCTCCGGACAGGCAAAGGTTCCGATTATCGCATGTGGTGGTATTCGGAACAGCGGTGATATTGCCAAGGCAATCGCAATGGGAGCGAGTTCCGTTATTCTTGGTTCACTCCTCGCAGGAACGAAGGAAGCGCCGGGAAAGATTATTGAACAAGCAGATGGTTCGTTATACAAGCGGTATCGTGGAGCCGCATCACTTGAAACCAAGAGTGTCCACGGTCAGGCACAACGCAACGTCGAAGGGGAATCCACCGTGGTTCCGTTCAAGGGTAAGGCAAAGTTCGTGGTTGACGGGTTATTGGATGGGTTACGGTCAGCACTCAGCTACGCAGGTGCATCATCTATTGATCAGTTTTATCCCGATTATGTTGTTGTTACAAACGCAGGTATCGCTGAGGCACGACCACATCTAATCCGATAGTTATATTCATTTAACATGAGGATTGTATGAAAACATACTTAACTATCATAGTTATGTTGTTAACATCGATTTACATGCTAGATAACATTCCGATGTTTTCAGCACAAAAATTACCGATGTCGCAACCAACGCCTGTGGAGCAGTTCATGGCACGGATTGCGCACTTCGAAAGCGGTAACAATTATAGAATAGTTAATCAATACGGCATGATGGGAAAATACCAGTTTAGCCACGCTACCGTTCGCGGATTGGGATTCAACGTGTCACGAAATGAATTCCTGCGGAACCCATACCTTCAGGATTCGGTCATGATTGCATACATGAAATACAATCACCGTGAACTGGAACCATATATTGAACGATATGATGGGAAAACCATCAAGGGTGTCAAGATGACACGAGCGACAATTCTTGCTGGTGCACACTTTGCTGGATCAGAGGGCATGAGAACATTCCTCAAAACGTCTGACCCCAATGGCACGGTTGATGGTAATGGCATGACACTACGGAGATATATGTCTAACTTTATTAAAGTTAATCTCCCTTCACTTTAGGAACATTTATGGTTACACTAATTGTTTTGGTGAGTATCACAACGATTACAAGTGTTGTATTAGGATACGCAACATATAATTCGTTACGAAAAATAGAATTTTACGAACAACAAATTGAAGAATTTTACTCTGCGCTCACCGTAGCACTTCACACGATGCGAGCGCTTGATACCCGACAGATGTTCGAAGACGATGACGAAGTAGGCAATGTCTTCCAACAACTGTCGGATATCGTTTTTACCCTCCGACCACTTTTATACGGAACTCCAGATGAGAAAGAAGAAAACTGATCTTGAAGTTCGTCGAGCAAAACTAGGAAAGGTTTATTTCACCCAAGCGACAGAAGACGCTATCGTAAAATACAACAAATCCACTGATTTAGACGAACGCAATACATTATTTCGTGAAGACATTCACCCCGCCATTGATAAACTCGCAGAAAACGTGATTAATCGTTTTAAATTTCCTTATATTGAAGGCACGTTTGAGGATATCAAAAACCAAGTAGTCTCCTTCCTAGTATTGAACCTCCACAAATATACCGAAAATAAAGGGAAAGCGTTCTCGTACTTCTCCGTGGTGGCTAAAAATTACCTTATATTACACAATAATAATGCCTATCGGGACGAATTAAGATCTACTTATTTGGCCGATCCAATGGGAGAAGAATCGTTCTTATTGGAGGAGGTCTTGACTACCGCCCCCGAAGCAGAAACGTCTAAAAGCGACGCCAGAGACTTTATACACCTTCTGGTACAGTATTGGGACTTTAACTTAGAAAAGATTTTTAAGAAGAAACGGGACAGGGATATTGCGAACGCCGTGGTCGAACTTTTGCGGCGGGCAAATACCATTGAAAACTTTAATAAAAAGGCTTTATATGTGTTAATTCGTGAAATGACCAACAATAAAACGGTTCATATCACGAAGGTCATCAATAAGATGAAGGTCCACGTACTCCGACAAATGAAAGAATACCGCAAAACAGGACATCTTTCCGATCCATCCATGCTTTTTGTATATAAACACGATGAATAACTATTTATAGTATAGACTTATCTTATTCATCGGGTATAATTTATGGGATTTGATAGCGTTATTTTCGAAGGCAAGACACTTTCCGATATGTTTTCGGATGTCTACAAAAACACCAATACCAAGCGGGAACAAATCAATCAATTCGTGGCCAATTTGGTCAAGTTGATCAGAACTCCTGAAGATGCCGCTGTGCTTGGTCCTGTTATTCAAAGTTTTCTTGAAGTCAACGTAAAGAACGACGAACACATCGTCAGACTCGTACAAATTGCCCAACGGTTAGTGGCGATGAATACGAAGTCTGACGATGTTGGTTTATTGACCGAAGAAGAAAAAAATCAGTTGTTAAAAAACGTCAAAGCCGACTTCGAAGCGGTATTAGCAGAGCAAGATGAACTTGAAGATACGTTGAACAAGGTAAGATAATATGTACGGCGATAGAATTATTTATCGACGAAGAACAGAGGGATTATTAGCGACATCTGGAAACACGGAATCTGCCCGTCCGATAGCAGAACCATTGTTTGAAGGATTGGTGGTTGACGTAATACTGGATCACAATCATCCCGATTATGCACCAGACGGATCAAATGTTGGAGCAATTAAAGTACGTATTTTTTCACTGAATCATGGATTATCTGACGAACAACTTCCTTGGGCAGATCCAGTTGATTTTACAATTCAAGAAATGCCGTTGATTGGTGAAGTAGTTGCTCTTCAAAAAATACTTGGAAACTTTTTTTATGCAAGAAAAATTCCTATCGCTAGAAGAATACAAGAAAATGGAATGTTGAACTTAAACAAAGCACTAAATCAACGTTCAACCAACACAATATCAAATTCTATAAATCAGGAGCAAGAAAAAACCGCAGAAAAACATAAGTTTGGAGAATATTTTAAACCAAACGAAAAAATTCGTCCCCTAAAACATTTTGAAGGAGATGTTATTTTTCAGGGTAGAATGGGTCAATCTATTAGATTTGGATCTAGTGCAATAGACCCGAGTAGTAAAGAGTTGGCTCCAAATATTATATTACGAACTGGACAAGGTGAAGGTAACGAAAAGTCGTATGTTACAAAAGATACGATATATGGACTAACCTTGGAAGATATTAATAAAGATGCATCTTCTATCTGGATGACATCAAATCAAAATCTACCATTGTTACCAGCAACAGTTACCGCCGGTGGATTTGGTCGTACAATGTCCAATCCCCCACTAATTTTTGGTAAGGCACAAATATTAATAAATTCAGATCGTGTAATGTTGAACGCAAAAAAAGAAAGTATTTTTCTGTACGCAAAGGATACCATTTATTTAAATGCTGGTAATGAACTCCGAATCGATACAGATAACAATTTTGAAATTGCCACCAAGGAAGGATTGAGTTTCAGAACTAGTGGGACTATTAGAAGCCGCGCAGATAACAATTTTATTCTTAATGCGGCAGTAGACATTCTAAGTATGTCACAAGGAAAAACTTCTTTACTGGCAGAAAAAATTTATATCGGTAGTACAGACTTAGAAGGTGTACCAGATAATGAAAAAGAACCACTTGTTGGTGGTCAAATGTTAGCAAAGTTTTTACGTGATTTTATTAACGCACATTTAAAACCACCGTTCCACGTACAAACCCCAACTGGACCGGGAACATTACATCCTAAAGTTCGTACAGAACTTCAAAAAGTATTAAAACGATTGAACGGTATGCTTGATGCAGAATTTAACAGTGAAGATAATTTTGTTATGTTAAAAAATGAAGAAGTGCAAGTTGAAAAAAATGATTTTACTGCAGGATAATATATGGCCGATCCAATTGATATCGCAATACAATCTATAGATGCAAGACCATCACCACCGGTTGATCCACTGGATACCGCCATGCGATCAGCAAACCCAGCACAAAAACTTGCGAGTGACAAACTGGTAGAATCGGCCGATGCAACAAAACAAAAAGCATTGTCAAAATTACCAAAAACTAAAGATCCAGAATTAGTAAAAAAAGAAAAAGAAGCAGAGGCTCGACAAAAAGCTGCGCAGGTAAAAGAAGGTGTATTAAACAAAAAATCTGAAGCATTAGATATCGCTAAGAATTTGGCATTGGGATTAGCGATGTCCAAACTTGGAAAAGTTCAGGGGGTAGCATCATCAGCAAATAGTGTTCTTGGAACCGCTGGAGCCGCGGCAGCTACGGGAATGGCTGTTTTAGGATTACTAAAAAAGAAGAAACCGGCTGCAAAGCAAACACAGGATATGGTAAAAGCAGATCAAAAAACTAAAGAAGTGGAGAAGGAACGGGTACAAACATCTCAAGAAAATCATCAAAAAAACGTAACAGCATTTACATATCCATTAAAACCAATAGACGCAACACCCACACAACCTGAACCGCCAGAAATACCGATACAACCACCAATACCAACACCCACGGCAACCGTACCAACAAAACCTTTGAGATCTGGATGGACATACTTACTTTCTGGTGGAGGCGGAAAAAGTATTGAACTGGCATCGTTACGATACTGGTCATCTGCCGGCGGAGATTCACAAGATATATTATCTCGTCTTGGGGGATCATACTCAACAGATTACGCACCATACTATTCATTCAGCAGTGATAGTGGAAAATATCCAGATGGAATTTCATCGGTAAGAGCAAAAATTCAATACGATATAGATACTGGCACATTTGATTTTCTTGTAACACCACCATATTAATAACGGTTATGATGACTAGGAGATAAAGTATTATGGACAAACAATTATTAAAAGCGTATATTCGTACTATCGTTGAAGAAGAAGTAAAACGCATTCTTCCCGAACTACTATCAGAAGCAGTTGCTGAAGTCAAACAACTTTCTGAACAAACGACGCGCCCATCCGCACAACCAAAACCAAAACTTGATCGATCTAAATTGGCGGCAATGATGGGGATTGAATATGATGGCCAAACACTTCGGGCAACGTCCACCGACAAAGTTCACGGTAGACTTCCAGATGACGTACCGCCAGACGTAAATCCTGAAGTTGTTAAGGCAATCAACAAAGATTATTCTCAATTGATGAAAACAATGGGAATTGTCTGAGATAATATATGGCAAAAGGCATTGGCATTACGCTTCCCACTCAACTTGGAAACACGGGATACTTTCAGCAAGGGTTTGACACGTTGACGCAAATAAAGTCAAATTTTATAAATTTGATACTTACTAGAAAGGGGGAACGTGTTCACCAGCCGGAATTTGGATGTGATATACACGAATATGTATTTGAACAACTAACTCCAGAAACCGTTGATGGAGCTCATCGATCTGTTCTTGCCGCAGTTGAACAATGGATGCCTTTTTTGGAATTGGTACAGTTTGAATTACGACAAAATTCTAATGACGTAGACACCAACAAATTACTATTATATGTGGGATATCGGTTACGTGCAAACCCTAATATTCGTGACACGATTATCCTAACGTTTTAATCGGAGTTAATCAATGGCAGTGAGTCAATCGATTACTAAAAAATTTACTCCAAATTATAAGGACGTAAACTATCTTGCCAAAAGCTTTCCAGAATTTCGGCAAAATTTGATCGAATTCGCGCGATCATATTACCCAAATACATACACCGATTTTAATGAAGCCTCTCCCGGCATGATGTTTATTGAAATGGCAGCATATGTTGGTGATGTCATGTCATTTTATATTGATAATCAATTCAAAGAAAACTTACTAGCATACGCAACTGAACGACAAAATATCATTGCTATTTCTCAAGCACTTGGATATAAACCACGATTAGCCGCTCCTGCTGTTGTAGAGGCCACCATATACCAATTGGTACCGGCACTGGGAACAAGTGATCAGTACGAGCCGGACGGTAGATATTACCAAAAAATATTAATAGACTCACGATTCTCCACTAACACACCGCCAACTCAGGTATTTCGATCTACCGAAGAAGTTGATTTTTCAGATCCAAGCAACAGAGTGTTGCGGGTGTTTACACGAGATGTAAGTACTAGTGCTCCGACCAATTACATCGCATCTAAGCCTATTAAATTAATTGCCGCAGACACAAGAACGGCAACATTTACATTTGGATCGGCACAAAAGTTTACAACAATAGAAATACCAGAAACAAACGTAATTGGTGTTGTAAGTGTAGTTGATAGTGACGGCAACGATTGGTCGGAAGTTGATTTCTTGGGACAGGACATTGTTATAGAAGAACGTGATATTACGCCACGAGACGTTTCTGGATTTGTTACATCAAGCAATACTACATTTGATGCGCCGCCCCCATCAAACATTATATTACTAAAACGTAAACCGCGCAGATTTGTAACACGAATAAACACAAATTTGAGAATGGAATTATTGTTCGGGTCTGGAGATGGGATGGCAGAAGAAGACGTTATAACACTTAACGCAAATCAAATCGCAAACACCAAATATAACCAAACCATCAGTAATACGTCAATTGATCCGGCAGATTTTCTTAGTTCCGACACCTTTGGTTTGGCTCCCGCAAATACTACGTTAACCGTCACATATTTGGTGGGTGGTGGAATAGAGTCAAACGTCCTTTCAAATACAATAACACGAACTGAATTAGTTAATTTACAAAACCAAGTAACTGACTACGCTCCAACAGAACAATCACTATTTCTAACAGTAGTGGATAGCATTGCGATCAACAATGAACAACCAGCTACCGGAGGTGGTGATGTAGAAACCATTGAGGAAATTCGTCAAAATGCACTAGCATTCTTTAATGCTCAAAATAGAGTCGTAACTGATCAAGATTATGTCGTTCGTACACTTTCAATGCCACCAAAATTTGGGAGCATTGCAAAAGTATTCGTAGTTCGTGACGAACAAATTAACGCAATCGCCACAAGTGATTCTGGGTCGCTCACGGTTAACAACGACGAAAATCCGTTCAATAACAGATCATATGTTCAAGATCCGGTAGCACCAAATGCAGTTAATTTATACCTACTTGGGTATAATTCAGAGAAAAAACTGGTAACGGTAAATTCTCTTGTAAAAAATAATATTAAGAAATATCTTGAACAATATAGAATGTTGACTGATGATGTGAATATTGTTGACGCATTTGTGGTGAACATTGGTGTCGAGTTCAACGTTGTAGTATACAGAAACTACAATATGAATGATGTACTGGCACGTTGCATCGATGCAATCAACAACTTTTTTGATATTGACAAGTGGCAAATCAATCAACCCATCATTCTTAATGATTTACGGTTAACAATTGGATCGGTTGACGGAGTACAAACGGTAACGAATGTGAATGTATTCAACAAATATCGTTTTCAGGATGGGCGAGATTATCAAGAATATCGGTATCCTATTGACGAAGCTGTTGTAGATGACATTATTTATCCATCGCTTGATCCATGCATATTTGAAATTCGCTACCCAGATACCGATATTATCGGTAATGCACGCCAATAGAGATAAGACATGAGAACGTACATTACTCCAACACAAGATGCTACCATATATCAACGATATCCCTCAAGTAATTCTGGGTTAGATGAAATATTGGAAGTTGGAAAACTTATCAAACCACTTGATGGCAATAACATGTATGCATCAGGATCGGTTCGAGCACTCATTAACTTTGATATTGCTAGCGGTTCTGCATACCCGTCAACAGCAAAATATTATCTTAAGTTATATCTCGCAACCGCAAACGATGTCAATCGATATCAAGAAATTGAAGCATACCCCGTGTCTCGTAGTTGGGTTGAGGGAAGTGGTTACTTCTATCAAGATGTACAAAACGCAACGGATGGAGTATCGTGGCAATCCGCAAGTGCAGATCAATTGTGGGCAACCTCTGGTAGTGACTTTACCACGGCTGTCAGCGGCACGGTTACGTTGTCCGCATTTCCACTCACGGACATTCGTATAGAAGTAACCGATATTATTGCGCCGGTAGTTAGTGGATCAAATACAACGCCATGGAATGGATTACTGTTAAAATTCCCAACCACCGATGAACAAGATTCACGTAACAAAGGAAACCTCAAATTCTTCTCCAGCAACACACACACCGTATTTGGCCCACGGTTGGAAATTGTGTGGAGTAGTCAATCATTTAGTACCGGTAGTTTAAAGCCAATACCAAACAGTAACATTACTGTAACTCCAAAAAATTTAAAAGAAGCATATACACAAGGTGAAATCGACAAAATTTACTTTGTTGTTAGAGATCCATATCCAGACAAGCGATATGACGAGAAGCAACGATACAGAAACCAATACTACTTCCCTTCAGAATCATACTATAGAATTGTAGATCAAGTTTCTGGTGTTGTATTACAAGACTTTGATCCGTATTCCGCAATTGATTGTGATGCTACTGGATCATACATTACATTAGATACCACTGGTTTAGACGTAAATCGATATTATGATATTGATCTTAAAATAAAACGCGGTGGCCTAGTGTTCTTCCCAGAGTTTACATATACATTTAAGGTAGATAACGATGATTGATATTTTGCGGTCGTACATACCAAAATATATTGTTGATTTAAATCGTGACAACGAAGACGTTATCACCGTATCAACGCAATATTTCTCACCATCGGGTGATGTGTATGAACTAGATAAACGAACCATCTCGCCAAGTGTAATTCAAACAACACAATCACTTCAAGAATTACAACCGGAAGTATCAAATGTATATCCATTTGCGATTGTTCCGCCAAAGGATGTTGACGGATCAACCATTATTGTAAGTCCAAGTATAGAAACGTTTCCGACTGCATCACAAAATTATTATGCACCTGTATATTTTGAACGATACAATTTTCAGATAATAAATCAAATTGATAAAAGTTTTAATGAACTTACGGTTTAATTAATATATGCCAAATCAAGCAAACTTTCGAAGCGATGTCACCAACACTACAGATATAACATATCTAGCATCACGTATTGTGCGAGTTCCGAGTGAAGCAATTTTCTTAGAAGAAGTGCCGGGAAGTTTTGCATATGACAACGAAGACAACATAGAGGTACATTTTTATTCTATTCCCAAAAATGCATTGGTGCTAAGTACTACAACTAATCTCACTGATGAAATATTAAAATCTCATATTGTGAGTTATCAAGATGGTACGTATAAAAATTATATAAGAATAGACTTTACAAAATTGTTTGAACAAAACTCACTGTTGCTGGTTCCGGGTGATTATCGCATGGTTGTAAACTTTTTTTCGGATGAAATTGGCAATTACACCAATCGTAAAATGTCTATCACCAACATTAGTGAAACTCGTACTGAAGTAGAATTAGCATTTAACGATTCGGTTGACGAAGTGACTCGGGTACAAAATCAACGATTGTTGTATGAGTTTGTTGAACCATCGTTCACGAAACCAGATGCGGTTGGAGTAGCTCAAAAAATATTTGAATCTGGTGTGGAACTACAAAATCCAGACGAAGGTGTAACTTCAACAAACATTATTGATAACATTGCGGTTCCAGCAGAAGAACAAACATTTGAAAATACGATTGCTAGAGTTGAACGAATTAATAATCTACCAATCTTTCAAGAGCAACTTAACGATTTTATTATGACGTTGTTCGATTCGGTTCGAGAAGAATTAGTCGTCAATGGAGATGAACGAATTCAAGAACCAGAATTTCAAGAATTTATAGAAAAAGTTGTTAATACAAAAATTACTAACTTGCGGCAAACCGTAGATCCGCGTATAAAAATACGATAAACAATAGGATAATTTTATGACAGCACCGTATAATTTGGAAGCCGATTTTGGTTCTGTGGGAGGAGATGCTAGTGTCAGCACCACAGGAGCAACAGAAACTCGCGTGACCCTGCAATATGACACCGCACAAGGAAATGTAGACATTCAGGGCGGATTGGTGGGCACCACCGGTCGGCAAGTCACACTAACCGCATATCCCCGCACTGGATACGTATTTAGCTATTGGGAAACTGTTTCCGCACCAGCACTTGAAAATATAACGTTTGGTGTATTCACTGGTCAAGGAACCATTAATGGAAGAGCACGACCATTTGTTCAATCTGTTCCGCTTGGTACGGCAATTGCAGTTGATTGTATACCAGCAGCAGGATACCAATTTGACAAAGCTGAAACGTTCGATGCAGCTGGAAATTCTTTAGCAAGAATAATTCAACCATCATTTACTGTTTATGCAAACGGTCAATTGGAAGAAGTGAGGGCATATTTTACATCAACCGCGGCTACACCCGAATCACCGACACAAGAACCGTTGGGGACGACGACAGAGACTACTGATGGTAGAACTGGCGTCTCGACAACAACCACATATTCAACAGCAACCGGCACGGACACAGTTTCCCCAACCGGCAGAGAACTTTTTGAATAAACCATAAATTTGGACATCTAAATATGGCACAATTTACAAACAATCCGCTCACAATAACGGCTAATGCTGACACCGAAGTTCGTGCAGTATTCATTGCCGCTCCCTTGCCACCACCGCCACAAGAATCAATCCAAGGATTCTATAATGTGGTGGTATCAACAGACACACCAAATTATGGATCAGTTGCACTAACTGGATTAAGTGGATCACCAACAAGAACCAACTCCAGTATTAGTGGAAGAGTAGAATTAGGCAACAACTTTACGATTGCAGCTAATTCGTTGAGTGGTTATCGATTTTCATATTGGAATTTTTATGTGCAACGTGCAAACGGTGAAGGATCATTTACTTCTAGATTTACTGACGCAAACCCGTTTGAATTTTCTACTCTTGATGAAGGCGCAACACTAACATTTGTTGCAGTATTTGAACCAGTTTTACTTCCACAACCGTCTGTAGCTGTACAACAATATTTGGTACAATTATTACCACAACCATCTTCACGTGGATCTGTATTTACTGAAGGTGGAACACTTAGCGGACTAACCGTGTTTAAGCAGGTACCAGCCGACAATACAATTAGTATACAAGCAACCCCGGCACAGGGAAGCAGATTTAAACACTGGTACAACCCAACTACGGGTAACGTAGTATCTACATCAAGTACTTCGACAATTCGCGTAACAGCAGATATTACATTGTGGGCGGTATTTGAAGAAATTCCTCCTCAACCGTCACCAAGTCCATCGGCACAAATAACAATACAATGGCGTAGTTGTATTGACGGAATTTTAAGAGATGGAACTGCTCCTTTTGGATATAGGGAAGTAGAATATACCGGAGCTGGCGGCGGAATGTGTTGGGAACCAATTACGGATGTTACGTTTCAACCAAACTTAGCAACAGCATTGTTGTTCAAGTATCAACGTGGATCGTCCGAATACCCACAACCAGTCACAGTTACCGCAACAAATCCAGCGTATGGAACCAGTTATAAAGTTACATTGAAAACCAATCCAGACGTTATTATTACTCCCAGTGCGTTTACATTAGATCCACGCGGATCGAAGCAATTTGTGGTAAATGTTACGCCACAACTACTAGAAAAACTTGGAGACGGAGAATCTACATTGCGACTCGACGTAGAAGTGTCACAGGTATAATCTATGGCAATTAAAAACTTTGTTACCGGGGAAGTTCCCTATCTGATAAGTTATCAACCGTATCAACTAACAGCGGAACAGTCCGAGTGCGTATTGGTTGATGATATGGTGTCAATAGATCTTCAACCGAACATTGCTCCGACACAAATTATGTATTACGTTGGAGCTGAACAAAACTATAGTACATCAATTAACGTAAAAAATATTACCACTAATGCCACATTATCTGTTTCCATGAGATTTTTTGAGAAATTATTCATAGTAACGCCGACATATTTACCTAATGTAATGAAGTTTGAATTGGAACCACAAGAATCACAAATCATAACGATTGAATTAAATAAAAATTCTTTAGATACATTTTCGGAATATGAAAAGTTTGACATAAAATTACCATTGACAATAAAAAATATTTCAAACGGCACCGTAGTAACAAAAAGCACAACCGTGAGTTTGTTAGAACCAACCACATTGCCCTCACAAGTAACAGTTGAATAATATGACAACGTTCATTGCTCCTATACGAATACAAATTTCTGCGGTAAAAATACCAACAACAATTTCTAATAAAATTGTTATTGCCATTTCGCCAATTACGGAGCAGTCACAAACAACTGTAGAATATGATCTTGCTCTAAATACCAATCCAATCGAAATAAACATTTCAGAACCGTTGATAACATCGGCATATGAATTTTTGCGGGAAGCAATACAAAATTATATTGATGAAGAGCGTGAATTAAAAACACTTCTCAATTACGGAGAAGATAGACAATCAGTTATTCTTGCAAAACGGTATGGTGCAACCCAAGGAACGGTTCAACTAAAATTGTTACAGCCAGTACCAAATGAAATTGATATAAATACCACTACATTTTTAAGTAGAGAAGTTGTTAAAACACTAATTGATAAAGTTCGTGTACGGTTTGCTCCAGTATTAGACGCTACACCATACTTACGTCCACGAAATTCTTACGTAAAAGCCGATCTTGATTCTGGTAAATCGTTGAAAAATGTGACAATTAGACTATTGTCCCTAGAATCGGGATCACGAGGAGCAAAAGACGGATATCAAAACTTTACGTTTGAAGATCAAATATTTAGACGGTGGTATTCATACGATTTTAATTCGGCAGAACTAAACATCGACTTTACGGATTACAATAACTTCATATTCTATGGGTCAGCAAAAATGCGGTTGGCTGCATTCCAAGAAAAGCTGAAATTATTGGAAAACATTGAACTAAAACGTTTACAATTTGTTACATCTTCAATTACGGGTAGTGAAGCACTTCTTGGTAGAGTTTACTTACAAGAGCAATCCGCAGATTTTGCAAAACAAAAAGAAGATATTATTCGTAACTTTGATCGTTACGAACAATACCTGTACTTCACACCATCGGGATCAAATAGTCCATACACCGCGTCCGCATATTACGCAGACGAAGAATTTGAATATAATCCGATAGGATACTGGCCAAAAGACATATCTGGTAGTCTATATTCACCATACGCAGCTGAATCAATTGCGTGGTACACAACACAAAGTGCTATAGCACAGCGGTTTGATGATTTTAATGAAAATAACATCATCAACACCATTCCAACACACGTTCGGGAGGATGAAGAGTCTGCTGCATATATTACGTTTGTAGCAATGGTCGGCCATTTCTTTGATTTGATCAAACCATATGTCGATCAAATGCCATACATTTACAATCGTAATATTGATCCTAATACGGGACTTTCAAAAGATTTGGTTGCCAACATTGCAGAAGCAGTTGGATTCAAACTACCTACGTTATATTCTGTATACAGTTTAAGTGATGATATTCTCGGAACAGCAGACGAATCTTCTCGACGAGATTTTACGGTTGAAACGTATAAGCGATTGTTACACAACCTTCCATTCTTTGCAAAAGCAAAGGGTACCCGCAGTGCTTTACAAACATTCTTACGTTCGTTTGGTATAACGCCACAATTACTTGATGTCAAAGAAAGTGGAACGCCTACGACAAGTTCGTATTACGTTTTTGATGAATTTAGTACCGGGCTAGACTTTGACGAGGGCAGCTCAAACTATATTATCTTGCCAATATCGGCATCACGAAGAAATCCAAAGTCAATTCAATTTAATCTTACTGTAGCAAAAAATAAATCAATGACCGTCCTAAACGGCGACGACAAGTGGGCACTAAATGTAGCAGTGCATCCGTCCTCATCCGATTACGGTAGATTTGAAATTGTCTCGGGAAGCACCGTAATATTATCTAGTAGCTATGAACAAATTTTTGGTGATGAGCTACTCAGTATTGCAATTAGAACATACGACACGGGATCATATGCAAACTTGTTTGTTACGCAAGTTTATGGTGAAGATGTGTTGTTTACATCAACGATGTCTGAACCAACAAACGCAAACGTGTTTGTTCCCTTGTGGTCATCCAGTAATGAAATGTATATCGGAGGATCGGGATCACTTGTGGTCAGTAATTTTGATGGCACGATTGACGAAGTACGTTTGTGGGGAATCAATTTATCAAATGAAATGACAATCAACAACGCATTTGATCCGGGTTCAAGTGCAGGCGATACCTATCAAGATGCAGTCGATTATTTATACGCTCAATTATCGTTTAATTTGATTAATACCGCAAGCTTACCACTACTTCCAAATGAAAGTCCGTACAAGAATATATCCGCGTTCCCCAACCTGACCAGCATCGGATCGTCAAACACCACTACCGCTGATCTCATACGATACAGTAGAACGGTACGTCAATTGGTTTCTGAGGCCGGCTCCACCGGTTACTTAACCAATAAAATTGTTGTAAAGACGCCCGCCGTTTTCAATCTAGATAGTATTGACAAACACGGAGTAAAAACACTATCACGTACTAAGAGTATTGTTGCGCCGGAAACTAAAAGAATTCAACGTGGTCGCAATAAGGTAATCTTGACGACATCACCAACTGAAATTATTAATCAAAACATTGTACGTAATTTAGGATTAGAAAACATCAATGCTGTGCTGGGCGCTCCATCCGATCTTTACAATAACTTTACGACCAGTTTAAAGTCTTTGCGATCATATTACGAACAATATTACTACGTTAGTGTAAACTTTAACCGATACATCAGAATTCTTTCTGAAGTTGGTTCGGTCATCGATCAAGTCGTTGGATACTTTATTCCATCAAAAGCAACATTACTCAAAGGAATTGTAATTGAACCAAATATTCTTGAACAAACCAAAATTCCGCCAATAAAAAATTTACGGTTCTATGGAGCTGGCACTCGCAAAACTCTCGGTGCAAAAGGATCATTGACCGGCAGTAAAGCAGATTACGGCGCAACTTTCAATCTAAGTAAAACAATTGAACTTATTGATGACACAACTGTTCTTGGTAAAAACAATACGCATATGACCGAATTAGAATCATATGATTTGGTTGAGCTAGTTGGTAAGAAAACTAATTTTACTGGACAAGTAACATCATCGCTCATTTCAATTAAGTCGGATAAAGAAAATTATAAGGGAGAACTTGAGCTATATAATCGACAAACCACATCGGGCAGTTACGGCACGTTCAAGGGTATAGTCGAAGAACAAAATCCAACCACAATTCAAGGCAAAGTTCCATATTATACTGGATCGGTTGAAGAAGCAAACACGGGCACAGTTCGTGCAAATTATGAAACGTATGATATACAACATGAGTCATGGAAAGACTTTATAAGTCAATCACTCAAACTCAAACCAAAACGTAAGTCAAGAATAGACACAGAGATTACGAAACTTAACAAAATTTCTTATAATTCCACCAACAAAGGAAGTGAGGGAGCAGAACCATACAATAGAATATATCCAAGAAAACTAACAGAATCGGAATTTACGCGTATTACGAGTCACGAAGGACCAATTTTATATCAACAAGCGTTGTACGACATCCCACCAAGTACAGATTTTAGAGATGTGGGTGTTTATACGTACTTCTCGCAACCAGAGGGAATTTACTATTTCCCGGAAACAATAAAAATTCCAGCATATCGACAGCCGATAAACTTTGCCGCAGCAACTTCGTGGTCTTACGGTACACGATACAACATGTATGATGTAGTATATCAGGATGTGACAACAGACAATATTGAACTAGGCACACTCACGGGAGCAGCTCGAGCAGGCAATGGTCGCTATTACGTATTTACCACACGACCATCATATGTTTCGTCGAGTGACGGCAGCGCATTCTATTCGGGAAGCGTGCCCTCATACATTCCCCCCTCACTTGACAAAGCAAACTGGGATTTGTTACGATTTACTCCAATTGAAAGACGGGTGCCAAGAAGAATTGTATTTGACACATTTACGATCACCGATCCAGCACTAAATAATTACCGAGTAACCACAATCGATATTAATAAGATTATTGACATTCCAGATAGATATGTTGATTCGTTTGACGTAGCATCTGTTGCCGGAAATTCATATGCAACTGGTCAAATTGCGTTACAAAACATTGCAGCATTTTTTGCAGCACAATCTAATAATACCAACATTCGCTTGCGCCTATATAGAACTGCTAACAACCGAGATGCAGACATAACCAGAACAATTGATACCAGACCCACGGGTAATCATGGGGTTTTATTGGATATGTTCTTTGATCAGTCCGGTACCGCAAAATTCATTAATCCGATTACCACTGTGGTAGCAGATGAAAATCCTCCAAGCGGCATCACATTTTATACGATAGATAACTTGGACAGTACTCCAAAAAGTAGTATTACGATTTTGTTATTCTATTTTGCAATAGAAATCGAAACCAGAGTTCCAACCGGATATCTTCGGAAACATTATCGATTCTTTAGGGATAACTCTACAGGAACAAAGCGCAGAAATCACTTGGGTTGTAAGTTTACGATTACTGGATATGCATCTGATGGTACCCCTGTTTGGGACACCATTGACGGACAACCACCAGTTCAAGTTTTCCTCAGCGAAGGAACCGAAGTCACGGTTGCACCGACTATTTCGAACACGGAAATCCAGACAGGTGGGGGCGGGGTACTCAACGTAACGTAACAAATCTTTAGACACTATATATTTATATTAGACCTCTTTTATATCGGAGTTACAAATTATGGGATATTTAAATAACCAGACAGTTACCGTAGATGCGATTTTGACCAAAAAAGGACGGGAATTGCTTTCCCGTGGTCGGTCTGCATTTAACATTACTCAATTTGCCGTTGCGGATGACGAAATTGACTACGGTCTATATGACGTTGCCCACCCACTAGGAACAGAGTATTATGGGTCCGCAATCGAAAACATGCCGATTGTTGAGGCATCTCCCGACGAGACACAAAATCTTCGGTATAAGTTGGTCACACTAACACGCGGGACAAACTTTATTCCGACTATTCAAACTGGCATTTCGTCAATTAACTTGACATTTAGTAATACGCAAAATCCAGTTACCACGATTACCCCAACTACTTCACAAGGATTGAACGCACTTCCATTTGGATATACGGCAGTCTTGTATGATCGGGAATCTGCGTTGTTAACAAGTAACGGATTGCCCGGTACCGCAACTGTACCAACATTCATTGGAGATTCGGTATCAAGTAACGCTGTAGTGGTGCAAGGTACTACGTTTACGATCTCACCACGGGACGTTACTACCGTCACCGAAACGCAGTTAGTAATTATTGGTAATCAAACCGGTGCTTCGGTAACGATTCCAATTACCATCAATCCAGCCACCGTCATCTAATCACGAAGCGAGATAACCTATGTGTATTTATACACGATTTACCCCAGATGATATCGTCGAAGCCAACCCAACAGTGGTAACCACGGGTTTGTGGTCTGGTGACACCGGCTCGTTGGAGTCAACTGATGGATATGTAAGTTCAACACAACTAGCAAATAGTGGTCTTTATTACGTTGATGTATACGATAGAGCATTAACCGATGAATTGACCGAAGTACAGTTTGCTGTTACATACGGTCACATTAATGGTGGTGGTGCTCCAACGCTAGAAAACGAACAACAAGCCAAACTTCCGACCAAGGCAATTTATAGTCAATACCGCAATTTACTCCTCGACCCATCTGATACAAAATTTACATTTCAGAGTGTGGAATCGGACCACATTTACGTCATTAACGTACAACGTGCACGCATAAAAGAACAACTTGATCCGGGCAACTGGCAACTTCCGTTGTCAGGCGCAAATGGTGTTCTTACCTTCATTGATGACAGTGGTCAAACACTTGGTGCATTAACTGCAAATAGTAAAGCTGGTCGAGTGTTCAACGTGGTGTCGGGTTCAATTACATCGACATCAGGATCAGTTACATCATCAACCAATTCAAAGACATGGGGCGGCACTTCTGGTCCGGGATACGGATTGGTTTATCCAGATTTGGGTATCATCGTATTAAATCCAGATGCTATTGGACCGGCAGTAGGATTCTACATCTCAGGATCGGCAACAGCCACCGCAAGTGGTGATTACATCCAGACTGGATCAGTGCTCTCACAAAGCGTACAAGTATATAATTCGTCAAATTACACGGACTTAACCTTACTTCCCTACGCTCCAGCCACTGGTTCTGATGTTTCATATGGAACACAAAAAGCAGCATATAACCATCTTGGACTGTTCCAATCCATCAAACGAGCAATTGCAAATTCAACGTATGAATTCCGCGCTCGTTCCGCAGAAACTATTTCTTCAACCCATTATTTCGTTCGGTTGAGAAATAAAGAATATAACTATTCTAACAACCCAACATTCTACAATCCCGATAACGGTGCGTTGACCCAACCAGACTTCAAGAATGATCCACAGGTGTATGTGACAACCGTTGGCTTGTATAATGATCAAAATGAATTGTTGGCGGTTGCAAAACTCAGTGCTCCATTACGGAAATCTTTTGATGAGGAAGTTTTGTTAAGAGTTCGATTGGATTTCTAATCTGAATTTCTACATAACTTGAAGTATATTGTGGCCACGACTTGTATATTCATATGCAGGAAGTGGTCACACTACCATTATACATTAACATAAAGTAGAAAACCAATGAAACTTTTTGGAACATTAGATGCAAAAGATTATACTGTAGAAAACTTTTCTGCAAATTCTCCAATTTCGTGGGAATTGGTGTCATCCTCTGCGGGAATTGTTATCACTTCTCCCGAAGATTTAGATGGAGCAGTGACAATTCAACGAGCATCAAATGATCCCGCAGAGTTTTACCAATACGACAATACTCCAAAATATAACGTGGATACGGGAACGTATGAATATGTTCTGTACACATCCATAAAACATTTATTCTATGATGACGGTCAGTTCTATAGCGGATCACAGGTCGTAACATCCAGCCTCAAACCGCTACCAGATAATTCTTATGTTGTTAGTATTGGACAAAATTTTTATGGTGATCAAATTAAACCGGGTAGCTTTACTCTCTCTATAGACGCAATTACATCAGAAGTAAAAGACGATGCATACGGGAACCTATTTGTCAGTGCATCAGGAACGGGATCGTATGTAGGTAGTGTATTTTATCGACGAGGTATTGCGGTAATTGCACAGGCATCGGGATCGGCGGTTGCTGTAGTAAACGCAAATGGTATAAAAATTGTAGAAAACTCGGAAGTTTATGTTGATTATGAAAGTGAAATAATCAATAATCGTCATGAGATTAATGTGTGTTTGTTACCAACCGACTTTAATTTCTCACCATTTAACCCGTCGATCCTACGAACATACAGCGGTTCCACGCAACTTGCTTCTGGATCGGGCCCGTTGGTTAATATTCCGTCATCGTCTACAACCGCAAGTTACTGGAACTTATATAATTTAATGGGCGAGAATGTTATCAAACCATATGTTACAACAATCGGGTTGTATAACGACAAGTACGAATTATTGGCAGTTGCCAAATTGGTGAACCCAATTCAGAGAACTTTTGACCTTCAACAGATATTTATAGTTAGGTTCGATACCTAATAACGGAGATTTATATGAACTTGGAAGAACGGTATAACGCGGCATCCGAAAATACCTACGTTGGTAAGGTTCGGGCTCGCCAAGCCGCTGACGCTGGTGACATTTCGGGGGTGAACTTTTTAGATGGTGATGGTCGGGGCCAATTTGCACCCGGTCAATCCGCACCACCAGATGTTGTTCAAAACGAATTTAAACGGAATGTTGCAGGAGATTTCCGTTATAGTGGTGGTGGAAAAGTTCCCGGCGGTTCAACCGATGGAAATTACCCACTGTCCCGTTGGTTACAACGTGGTGTCGAGAAGGGTGACACGTACATGACCAATAATCGCTACACTACAATCAGCGATGCTCGTAACGCAAGTAATCTGGTATACAAGTATTCACCATTGATTGGCAAGTCATTCTCGGAATCCGATATCTTGTCAGAAATGTCCAAATCAAAAATTGGTCCACAATCGTCACCAGTGGGTCCAACTCCAGCTGGATTAAACGGTTAAGTTTTTACACTAACGAGGTTATATGAAGCCACGCTCCGCAAAAAGCAAGGGCAAGCGTGCCCAAAACGTGATCAGGGAGATGATTTTAGGTCATTTCCCTGATTTACATCCCGATGATGTTGTTTCGACGTTGATGGGTGATTCGGGCACCGACATCAAGCTCTCCCACGCCGCTCGTCAAAAATTCCCCTATTCGGTGGAATCCAAAAACCAAGAAAAACTCAATATTTGGGCGGCACTCGAACAGGCAGAAACCAATACCAAAGAAGGTACGTTTCCTGTTCTTTTCTTCAAGCGCAATCGTTCCAAACTCTATGTTGCGATAGACGCCGATCATTTTTTTGACCTTATAAAACGCCTTCCTCCCCCTTGATTTTTCCCCCATAATGTGTTAGATTGTAGGTATGACTATACTTACACTTCTTCAAGAATTATTGGGCCCGTATAAAAAGTATCCCAAGGGGGAGAACTATTTTACCTGCCCATTTTGCCACCACAAAAATAAGCGTTTTGCTGTTAACGAGTATAATCTCAAGTGGCATTGTTGGCATTGCGGGAGCAAGGGCGGACATATAATCTGGTTATTAAAAAAACTGAATTTATCAAGGGAGATGGTTCAGAAATTCAAAGAAGTACTGGGCGACACCGATCTTCGTCAGTACAAGACCACGGAAGCAACGTCTACCCTGTTTCTCCCGCCAGAATATAAACCGCTCTGGAAACCCGAAAAGAGTTACCCATATCTCCATGCAATCAGTTATCTCAAACAACGTGGGATCACCGCGGAGGATATTCTCCGATATCGCATGGGATATTGTGATAACGGGACGTATAAAAATCGGATTATTATTCCTTCGTATGACAAGAACCACCAGTTGAATTATTTTACCGCACGACTATATTACGAAGGTAACTTGAAGTACAAGAATCCGCCGGTCACGAAGAACATCATCTGCTTTGAGAACATGGTCGATTGGACAGAACCCGTGATTCTTTGCGAAGGTATGTTTGACGCCATCGCACTCCGACGAAACGCAATCCCGCTGCTGGGCAAGACCCTTCCAAGACAACTGGAACATGCGATACTCCAACATCAAGTCAAGAATGTCATCATCTTCTTGGATGTGGACGCACAAAAGGACGCACTCCAATTGGAACAACGAATCAAACAACACGGGATCAATACCAAACTGGTTCTCACCGAACAGAAAGATGCATCCGAAATGGGATTCGACACTTCGTGGGACGCAATCGAACACGCACGAACTACAAATTTCAAAGAACTTATCCAACAAAGGTTATCATTGAATGATTATTCCAGTTCTATTCAATAAACTGCAATCCGTAGTCCATCTTGCAGACATTCATATTCGTCTATATCGCCGTCATGACGAATACCGTCAAGTCTTTCAGAACCTTTATGCCGACCTCAAGGAACGGGTCACATATGGTCTGAAAGATTTCGTCATTGTATTGGCGGGTGATATTGTTCACGCTAAAACCGATATGAGCCCCGAAATGGTGGCACTCACTTCGGAATTCTTGTCAATGTGTCTGACATCGCTCCCACCATCATGATTGCCGGTAACCACGATCTTAATCTGTCCAACACGAATCGCATGGATAGCTTGACACCTATCGTGGACAACCTTCAACATCCCAATCTATACTATCTCAAACATGCTACAGTCGTAACGGTTGCCGACACCGACTTCGCCGTTATGTCCATCCTCGACCCACAGGAGCAATGGCCAAAATTCACGGATTGCATGTCGGACACGAAGATTGCATTGTATCATGGACCCGTGCACGGCGCCACCACGGATGTCAACTATACGATCACCAATCGTCATGTCAACATTGATACGTTTACGGGATTTGATATCGTGATGTTGGGTGATATTCATCGTCATCAAATCCTGCAAGAACAAAACCCCATCGCTGTATATCCGGGCAGTTTGATTCAACAGAACCACGGAGAAACGTTGGACGGGCACGGGTGGTGTCTGTGGAACATTCCGTCCAAGCAGGTCGAGTTTGTTCCACTTCACAACGACTATGGGTATTGTACGATTGAAGTCAAGAATGGTCAAGTCCAGTATCCCGCAACCATGCCGACCAACGCCAGAGTACGATTGTTTACGGGAAACCTTGATAATACGCAAATCAAAAAAGTTGTAACCAATCTCCGTAAGAAATACAATATCATCGAAATGAGCGTCAATAAAAATCGGTATAGCAAGAACGATCCTAACAATGTGTCTACCGTTGAACACGATGTACTCGACTTGACCGACATTAACACACAAAATTCATTGATCAAAGATTGGTTGGAACGAAAGTTTCCAGAGGTTACCCCCGAAGACATCAACAACGTTCTGAAGATCAACACCGACCTGAATGGGCATGTTCAACACGAAGATCAGTCCCGTAACATTCACTGGCGTCCGCTTCAGTTCAAGTTCAATAATATGTTTTCATATGGAGAGGATAACGAGATCAATTTTGAAGATATGCGAGGATTGTACGGTATCTTTGCTGCAAACGCATCTGGCAAGAGTTCCGTCATGGATGCCTTGATGTTCTGTTTGTATGACAAGACTCCCCGTGCGTTCAAGGGCGATCACATTATCAACAACAGAAAGGATACCTTTTCGTGCGAACTGACATTTGAAATCAATGATGAAGTCTATGCAATTCGCCGGGAAGGATCACGAAAAAAGAATGGTGATGTCAAGGTAGATGTCAAGTTTTGGAGGGTGTTGGACAGTGGTGACGAGGAATGTCTCAATGGTGAGGATCGTCGAGACACCAACGCCAACATTCGTTCCTATGTAGGTACCTACGAAGACTTCATTATGACCGCAGTAAGCAGTCAAGCAGGCAGTTCGTTGTTTATCGACAAGTCACATTCAGAACGGAAAGATTTGTTGATCCAGTTCATGGGACTGAACATCTTTGACAAGCTATTTGATTCGGCAAATGAAGAAACCAAAGAAATTTCTGGTGTTCTTAAGCGGTTCAAAAAGTCAGACGTAACCGATGAACTGGCTAAGACACATACCGATCTTGAGGAAACGGCTCTCAAGCTCAACACCGCAGAGCATGAACATGAGATCACCAAACGGCAACGTGAACATTTCGATAAACTACTCTTGTCACTACAAGCGGAAAAACGTCCGGTTCCAAAAACATCGGGTGATCTACCAACACTTGAACAGGAACTAACAACCACTCAGCAAAAACTGGAACGACAGATCAACGCTGGGGACGAATTGGAAACACACATTAATACCTTACAAAACAATCTCCGTGAACAACAAGCAAAGTATACAACGTTCGACACCCCGAAATTAACAGAATCGGTCAGACATTACGCAGAACTTACTGTACTTCTTCAAAAGGGTATCAGTGCGTTAAAAGTGGTCAATACCAAACTGGAAGAAAAACAAAAGTTCAAAGATAAATTACTGACCTACAAGTATAATCTAGAATGTTCGGTTTGTGTAGAAAACAATCAATCAGTTATTGCAGATTTGGAAATTGTTAATCAGGAACTCAATGACTTGACTGATAAGCAAGTTTCTCAACAAACTGCGATCACAAACATTGAAGATCAACTTAAACCACTTCAACAAGACAAGGAACTATTTGATCAATCTGTACGGGTGCAACAAACCATTCAATCTTTGGAACAACAAATTAAACAGTCTGTTGCAGAACGTGAAACAGCAATTTTAAGCGTTGAAAAGTTTGAGGGAAAAATTACCCAGATCCAAAAAGAAATTGAAGTGTATAAAACCAACGAAGTAAACATTAAACACAATGAGGATATCGATGATCAAATCCAGACGCTTCAAAAAGATATTAAGATCAATAAGACAAAAACTGATCAACTTGAGCAGTCAGTTCGAGCACTACACGGTCAAATTACCGTTCTAGAAGCAAAGAAACAGGATTTGATAGACAAACTCAAGGAAGCAGAGCGGTTGGAAGCAGAATATGAAGCATATAATTATTATATGTCTGCGGTTGGGCGGGACGGCGTACCTTATGAATTGATGAGTAAGGCAATTCCTAACATTGAATCTGAGATAAATGGTATTTTGTCACAAATCGTGGATTTTACCGTATCATTGGAGGTCGATGGAAAGAACATCAATGGTAAGTTAACCTATGATTATGATCGTATGTGGCCCCTTGAAAACTCGTCGGGCATGGAACGGTTTGTCAGTAGTTTGGCCATTCGAGTGGCATTGATGAACGCAAGTAACCTTCCCAAGTCCAATTTCTTGATAGCAGACGAAGGTTTTGGCACGTTGGACACGGAACACCTGCACTCCATGCAAACGTTGTTCAACATTCTAAAAACTCACTTTGATTTTATTATAGTAATAAGTCATTTAGATACTATGCGAGATATGGTTGACCATATTATAGAAATTAAGAAAGAAGACGGGTTTAGCCAGATTAGCGCATAACTAAATTGTGGTTATACTCAATAACATCAACTATTTATATTAGTTACAGACTGCTAATATAAATGGGGACATTAAATGGCTCGTACTCGTAAGTCGATACAACCTCTAAATTTACACAAATACGATGTTTTGATTGAAGATAGAGGACCACGATCCGACTATTTTAAAATTTCACAATTTGATGGGTATTTTTACGGCGGCCGCAATGCGTTTCTTATTGCGGGCGCTGGTGTACTGCATCCGGGATCAAAAATTTTAGTTGAAGTATTGGATGCTAACGGAACCAACGTATATAGTGCAGCAGTTTCATCATTTGTGGAGGGCAGTTCTCGACTTATTCAAGTGGAAGTGTACAATGATACACCAATAGGGCCGGGAAAAATCATAGTTCTGGGGTCTACCGATTCGTATTTGAACGGAACGCCAGTTCCGGAAGAATGGAAAAATAAGTACAATGTGCGGTGGATTGCTGATGTTACTATTTCACCTTTGATAGAAAATAGAACACCAATACGATTTATTGATCCTCCCAACATATCTGTGAAAGAAAAATTCTATCTTACGCCCCTCACATCATCATTCTCCCAATCAGTGTCCATGTCTGCTGACATTGAGCTGACACCAAAATATTACAACGTATTTCAAAATGGATATTTGCTTCGAATCGCTTCACCATCGTCCTCCATATATTCCAATAAATTTTTAGGTGGATCGCTCACTGGATCAATACAATTTGCTGGACCAAACGGGCCAGAAACCGCATCAATAAATTTACCCATAACAAAAATATATAATTCAACGTTAGCAGAAAGTAACGGAACACTAATATACACAAACAGAAATACTTTACTGGAACAAGGATTTTTTAGTAGTAGCGGTGAATTTACTACACGAATTGAGCCATTTGGTGAAGTAGGTGTCACCAGCAGCATCTCATTAATCTACAATCAACTCGTATCATACGACACGGGATCATCCAGTTCATATGCAGAAATCCGATTGACGGATTTAGGTACGATATCTGGTGAAATCTTCAAAACAAAAATTTCTTACAAATCTGCTACCGTACCAAGTAATTATACAATTATCGGTGACATTCCCATTCAAGTTCAAGAATTGTTGGTGGTTGACAGTGGGAGTAAAATAGCAGAAATTGGTAAATTTACATCTGTCAAGCTTGATGATTACTGGTATGCAGCAACCATGTCGATCAATAGGACTGACATTAATCCGGTGATGCCAAGTTATTACTTAACGTCATCTAATAACGATTATTTGCCAATCAAACAACGTTCAAATGATTTGTTGGATGCAATTGATGCTGTACCACCGATAGTCGGTGCGGCATATCAAAGTAATTCATATTTCATCGGTACAAAGCCCAGCGCATCAGTTGTACTATTTCCACGCAGTGAATACACACTAACGTTTAACGCATTGGTTTCCAGAGTTTCTGCATCTGTCGAATGGTCTGGCACCGATGCATCGCTGGAAATATACTTGGTGCAGGAAAGTGGATCTGCTGCAAAATTACTTGAAACAAATCCAAAGGGTCAACTATTAGGAACACTAAAACCATCCGCAGAATTCAAAAAACAAAATTTTGATTTGGTTGAATTTAATTTTACACCAAAAATTATTACTGATGGCACGTTCGGTTTGCGATTCATTGGATATGGCGGATTTTGGAACATTGCAAATGTTTCACTAAAACCTGCCGAGGAACCGCTCTTTAGTCCGGACGAATCAATAATACTATTACCCAACGAATTTAAATCAGATGATCTTCTTGTATTTAAAGCAGAATATCTTGATGTAAACAACAATTCCTTAAATCTTGTTACTACAACACTCCCCACATATTTTACTGGATCAGAATCCGCTGGACAAGCGGGATCATCCGTATCGGCGTCATATGCAGCTACGGCATCATATGTTGCTGGAATCGCATCCATAGCATTTACAATTAATGGCGGATCAAATCCAATTACAACTGGATTCAAGGGATCGGTTCGTATTCCCACCAACGTTACGCTGTCTGATGTTGCGTTATATACGAGTGGCTCGGGCAGTATCGATGTTGATATTCGCAAACACACACATACCACATTTGATCCACTAGAAACCGGTGGAACATCCATTGTTGGAACGCCGCTGTCGATGAGTAACAATGTAAAATACAGAGACACAACATTGTCTGGTTGGACAACCTCTTTGTTTAATGGAGATGTCTTAAACTTTTTTGTCAGCCAATCGGCCGGTAGTGATATGAGAGTTGCCACGGTAGTATTTAACATTATACGATAATAGTTATGAGAATACCGTATGGCATATTATGACACAATACAGTTTGTAGGGGCTGGCACACCAGCATCAGGTAATAATGCGTCCGTAACTCCTGAATTACCTACTGGACTTGATATAACCGATGATGTCATGGTTGCCTTCGTACATATACGTGACGAAGTTGGACAAATTGGTACACCATCTGGCTGGACACTAATTGGTAGTCAAAGTAGAGCAAATAGTAGAACGGGGGCATGGTATCGCGTTTATCAGAGCGGTGATACCGCCCCCACATTTACATTTACTGGTGGTGGAGCCGGTGACGATACAATAGGTGTTATTGCGGCGTATCGGAATGTTAATACGACAAATCCCATTACAGGGAGTTTTGTAGGATCAAACAATAATACAATAGACATTGGACCATTGACTGAGTTGGGAGCACATCAGACCGGATCAATGGTTGTTGCCTTTGGTGGTCGCGCAAACGATCCAGAAGGAAACAGTGCGCCACTTTCCGCACTATCAGGATATACACTTGCCGCAGAAGCACCATCTCTTCTTGGAACCGATGCATATTTAACGGCACATCATAAATTAAGTAATGGTGAAGCAACTGGTAATTTGACTATCGCCATACGAACCACGGATGCAACTGCCCGAAACTGGACCGGTGGTATCTTTGCACTAGCTCCGAAAGAAGAAACTGGGGATCGTCCAGCAGGAATATATTATGATAATGCAATAGCTAGTGCATCTGCGGCTGCACCATTTAGCTCAAGTATATTTTCCTATAATTTTACGGTAGCAGACAATCCAAACAGATTGCTAGTTGTTAGTGTTGGGAACGAAGCATCAATATATGTGTCTGCATCTGGAATTACCTATGGTGGTCAAAATCTAACAAAAATAGGTTCAATTACTGCCGGGCAAAATACATCAGATAATGTGGCAGAACTTTGGTATTTGTTAGATCCTCCCACTGGATCAAATACGTTAACAGTAACATTCAGTAGCAATGCTATTAGTGGAGTCGGGGTTGGAGCATTGTCGTTATATGGAGTGAAACAACAAGCTCCAGAAGCGGCAGTATCAAGTAGTCGGGCTCCGGGAACTGCCGGCACAACGTATAGTACAAACATCACAACGATAACAAATAATGCGTGGGTGGTTGACACAATAACACATGGTTCAAGCACGGCAGTATTTACACCAACTGGATCTCGAATAGAATCATATGACATTGCTGCGGTTGGAGCAGTTAAGGTGGCAGGTAGTTATGGTGAAGTTACTACCGCAGGAACAACTGCTGTTTCATGGAGTTATCAACCCACACTGGGTACAGATGCAGGATTGGGTCATGTAGTTGCTGCGTTTGCTCCGGAAGTCGGTGTTACTCCGTCTCCAACGCCCTCGCCCACGCCAAGCGTTAGCGTTACTCCGTCAGTAACTCCTAGTATCTCAATTACGCCATCGATCACAAGCACGCCGAGTATTACACCAAGCATCAGCATTACGCCAAGTGTCACGCCTAGCGTTTCCACAACGCCAAGCATCAGCATTACGCCAAGCACTTCCATTACGCCGAGTGTCACGCCAAGTGTCAGTATTAGCCCAAGTATTACCCCGTCAATTACGGTCACACCGTCAGTTACACCGACCACGCTTCAAATAGAAGAATACTATAATACAACCATTATTGATTTTCTGTTCAACGAACCGGCACCGACACCAACACCAACGCCGAGTATTAGTATCACACCAAGTGTTACCCCATCAATAACGCCAAGTGCAACGCCAAGTATTTCCATTACGCCGAGTATCAGTATTACACCAAGCGTATCTATAACTCCAAGTACCACACCAAGCATCAGCGTTACGCCAAGTATTTCCATTACCCCAAGTATTAGTATCAGTCCATCAGTAACGCCAAGTATTACCCCAAGTATCACGCCAAGTATAACGCCGAGCATCAGTATCACGCCAAGCATTAGTATCACGCCAAGTGTCACGCCTAGCATTTCTATCACGCCGAGCATCAGTATCACGCCGAGTATCAGTATCACGCCAAGCGTGACACCGAGCGTTTCGATCACGCCGAGTATCAGTATCACGCCAAGCGTGACACCGAGCGTTTCGATCACGCCAAGCATCAGTATCACGCCAAGCGTTACACCAATTATTACATTTGCACTACGATTGACTCGTGGTGACGGTTCAACAACGGGTAATATCGCATTGCAAAGATGGACCGGCTTCCTGTGGTCCACGGTAGCATCAAGAACCTCTACGGGTACCACAAACGTAACGGTCAATGCTGGTACTGAATACCGCGTGGTGATTACTGCAACTTCGAAGTCATATATGAAGGGTATATTCTATCGCGTCGATGGCGTGACACAAGTGAGTTCCTTAAGTTGTACTGGCCCAACAACAACCCAAACCTTGGGCGGATCAGGACCAAACGGTGGATACGTCATGCAAGCAGGTGA